ATGGGCCGCACCCTGCACCTGCTGCGCAAGCCAGAACCCGGCGCCCCCGACCTCGCCGCGATCAGGCGTGAAAAGGTGGGGCGGAAGGACGCCGAGGATCTGGAGCTGCGCGCCTACCTGTGCCTGGACGCCGCCAAGCGCTCGCGCTGCCCGATGGAGGCCTATCACTACCTGGCCACCGTCATCACCATGGCGGCCTACATCGGCCGGCGCTGCGGGATACCCGAGCTGGAGGGCGACGCCATCGAGGCGGGGCTCGCACTGAACCGCGCAGGCCTGCGCCCGACGCGCCTGCTGGACCTGACAACAGGTGAATACAAGTCGATCCGGCCAGTGCTGCGCCGCTACTTCGCGGTCCTGCCGGACCTGGAATTGGGCGTGCTGGACGACGCGCGCCGGCTGGCCGAGGCATTCCAGAAGGCGACCCAGACAGGCAAGCCCATATAAACAAGAGCGGTCGGTCCGGCAGCGGGCCAGCCTGAACCCCAAGAGACTACCGAAGCTGAACGACATGAGCCGTTACCGAAAAATCGAAGTGCGGACCTGGTCCGACGACTCCTTCAAGGCCCTGACCCCGCTCCCACCCTGCGGCCAGGCGCTGTGGTTCTTTTTGCTGACCGGGCCGCACACTGGACCGATCCCCGGCCTGTACCGCGCCGGGCGCGCCGCCATGGCGGAGGAACTGAATTGGGACCTCGATGACTTCGACAAGGCGTTCAAGGAGTTGGTCGACCTGAGCATGGTCGTGGCCGAGTTCGGGTCCAAGTTGATTTGGCTGCCGAACGCGATCAAGCATAACAAGCCGGAAAGCCCGAACGTGGTCCGGCACTGGCGCGTCGAGCTCGATCTGCTGCCGGAGTGCCCGTTGAAGCGCCGCGCACTGGACGAAATGCGCGCCGTGCTGATGGAAATCGGCCCCGCCTACGTGACGGCTTTCGATGAGGTGACTGGCGCGAAGGCTTTCCAGAAGCCTTCCGCGAAGCCTTTCCCTGAAGCCTTTCAGGAACCGTCTGGCGAATCAGGAACAGGAGCAGAAACAGAAGCAGCAGCAGAAGCAGGACAGAGCCCCGCACGCGCGCCCACGGACAGCGGCCTGCAGGCGGCGCGCACTGGAACCCAGCAGGCAACGCCGGCGGAGCTGTCCATTGCCATGCGCAAGCTGGGCGTCATGGCGCAGCCGGCCAATCCAATGCTGATCGAGCTGGCCAGCCAGGGCGTGACCACCGACACCGTGCAAGCCGCGTGCGAAGTGGCCAAGGAGGCGCTTGGCCCGCACCAGCGGATCCCGCCGGCCTACGTGATCAACATCATCCGGCGCTGGGCTGCGGAGGCCCGCGCGATCGACGTCGGAGGCGCCCAGCCGCCGAAGCGGGCATCACCAGGCGCGGGCAATGCGCGCGACACCTCGCGCATGGCGGCGGCGGCATCCATCGGACTCGGGAGCACGCATGGACGTGAGCACACGATCATCGACATCAACTGACGCCGGCATCGACTGGCTATTCGCGGAGCTGCACGGCATGTTCGGCAACAAGGTCCTTGACGCCTACCGCAGTGGGCATGTCGAGGGCGGCGTCGATACCGGCATCGAGAACATGAAACGCACCTGGCTGGAGCGGATCAGGGCGAACGGGATCACGCGCGGGCAACTGCGGCGCGGCCTGACGGCGTGCGAGCGGCTACGGTTCCCGCCCACCTGGGGGGAATTCCTCGCCCTGTGCCAGCCCGAACCGGATCCGGTTGCGGCCTACCAGGAAGCGGTGGCGGGCCTTGAGGCGCGCGACCGGGGTGAAATCGGGGAGTGGTCCCACCCGGCGGTCTATTGGGCGGCGTCCGGCCTGCGCCGGGAGCTGCAGCAGGAGGCCTACGGCTCCGTGCGCGAGCGCTGGCTGGCTGCCTTCAAACGCCAGATGGCGCGCGGGGCATGGGACCCGATACCGGAAGCGCATGTCGCCCTGCCGGCACCCGGGCAGGCCTTCACCTCGCGCGAGGCGGCTGCGAAGGCGCTGCGCGAGCTGGGCGCATCCGGCATCCTGCGTGCCCATGTTCCGCTGGGGCAGGGGCTGCGCTGGGTGGACAAGGTGCTGGCGCGCGCCGCCGCAGGCGATCCGACGCTGCCGGCCGCGTCGTTGCGTCTTGCGCGCGAGGCCAGGCCCGACGACGACGGCACCGACCCGCCCCAGGTGTAGGCGCCGACAACGAGATATTCATGAAGGACAGGAGGAACGACATGCTGGGACTATTCAAAATGCCATGGACGCGGCGCCGGGAAGCAGCCGCTGTCGCCGCGCGCCGGGCCGAGATCGCGCAGCAGCTGGAGGACCGCCGCGCGATCGCACGGGAGAAGCTCGCGCGCATCAACGCTGCGAAGGCGGGCCAGGCACGCGCACGGGATGGGCAGGCGTGATCTTCCGGCCCGTACGCCGCAAATACGGCAACGTCCGCGTCACGCACCAGGGCGAGACATACGACTCGATCGCGGAGTACGAACGCTACCTGGTGCTGCTGCAGATGGAGCGCGACGGCGCGATTCGGGAGCTGACGCGCCAGGCCTCGTTTGTGCTCGCGCCCAAGGTGCGCATCAACGGCAAGACAAAAAGGGCGCTGATCTACCGGGCGGATTTCAGCTACCTGGACACGGCGACGGGGGAGCGGATCATCGAGGATGTGAAGGGGGCGCCGCTGACGGCGGTCTACAAGATCAAGCGGCACCTGATGATGAGTCTGTACGGGATCACGATACTGGAGACGCGGCGGCCGCCGGCGCGGGTGTCGACGCGCCGAACGGCAAAGGAGTGAGCTTACGGTAAATGATACGGGTTTCCAGTGAGGCCGAAACCCAGTCGCACACCGATCAGGGCTGCCCAGATGACCATCGTCTGGCTCGCGCACTGGTGGATGTAAGCGCATTCACCGGCGAGGTCCATGTTGGCGCTCCAGTCGGCCATGACGATGATGCCGCCCGCGTCCAGCTCCAGTACATACTCGACCCGATCAGGCTCTGAACCCTCGGCAGCCAGCTCAATCCGACCAAGCCGGCATACATGCCCGGTACGCCGATTGCGACATTCCTTGATGATCTCGGGGCCGTTTTCCATGAAGCTGGCAAAATCCGCTGCGCCCCGCTGAAAACCCACCGCCAGATCCCACATTTCGTCCGGCGTCAGGCCAAGCGGCAAGGGCACATCGCTGGGAGGCTGGAGGGGAGGGTTAACGTTCGTAGTCATGATCTGTTCTCCATATGCCGCGCCGGGATGGTCGGCTTCTAATGGCAAAGCCCGCTCAGGGCGGGCATGGTGCAACAGGCGACCAATATTGCTGGTTCAGAGCGGGGTGGTGTTAGACGCTGTTGCGCTGGCGGACGCACGCAGAGTGCAAGTCGCTCAGCCAATCGAGCACGCTCGATTCCAGCTTGATGTCTTCCTTGGCGGCGGACTCGCGGATTGCAGCGGCCATCGCCTCCAGTTCCACTTGCGTGGTCTCCGCCGTGATCGTACCGACGCCATCCAGTACGACCTCGCCCGTATCCTCGTCCGTGTGCATGGACGACTCCATCCATCCGCCGACGGTATAGACCTGCACATGCTCGTCAGCCGGGAAAAACGTCTCTGCTGCATTTGCCAGTTCTTCCTCGGCTGCGGTCGCGTCGCCTGTCAGCCTGCCGATCCAATTGTTGCCGTCCCATTGCGATTCAAACCCGTCGATCATGCGCTCGACCAGCTTCTGTAGTTCCTCCGACTCCAGGAACGCGGCGAGCGCGCTGCCCCTAGCGTACGGCGTGACCGGAACACGGCGCACGAGGCCATGATATACGCGCATCGGGGTCCCACCGTTACCGACCTCGCCGCTGAAATCCGCCTCGACGGTCTCGCACTCCAGATCGACCTCGATATAAGCAGGTTGCGGGGTGATCTCGCGCGGGTAGCGGGAGTAGACGGGGGTCAGCGTCTTGCGCAGGTCGTCAAGGTCGTTCACGATTTTCATGGTCTTTGTCCCTTTCAGTGAGCGCCCACCGGATAGTGGGCGCGGGTTGGTGTTACTCGAAAGCGTCGCCCTCATCGTAGTTGTCGGGGTCTACCTCGCCCTTTACCACTTCGCCACCGAAGCTATAGTCGAGCACCGGCGAGTCCGTATTTGCCCCATAGGTCAAGCCCTGCATCACTTCCAGCACCTTGTCGGATGCTTCGGAAGCCGGCTCCGTTGCATCGGCCGGGACCATCACAGCAAGAGTTACACCAACCAAGACAAGTCGTTTCACGATTTTTTCTCCCGTATTTGCCGCGCCCCTGCGCGTCTATGCGTTTAATTATATGCGCATATAACTAGCGTCAGTTGGCGCAGATCAGAACTCCCGTACGTGATGCCGAATGTCACATAAGTGATACTGTGCATTCCTGCCCGGAGGAATCATTCCATGTTTTCTGATCGCTACATCAGTGCACTGCAATCCTCGGACCTGCGCGACGACCCGCACCATACGTCGACGGAAGCGCTTTTCGCGGCAGCCATCGCCAGCAAGACCGGTGCCGGCCTGGGGGCATTGCTGTCGCGCGTGAAGTTCGCGGACGGGACCCCACGCCAGGCATTCGAGGCCGGATCGCACAACCTGGTGCAGCTGCTGAAGCTGTGGACGGGCTGCGTGACGCAGAAGGGCACAGAGCGCAAGTGGCTCCCGGCCCGAACCGAATGGGATGCCCAGGCCCAGCATGCGTTGTTCCGCCGCGTCGCCATGGGGTCGCTGGCGTACTGGCTCGATAGTCACTGCGGCGAGTGCCGTGGAGCTGGCCAGCAGCCCAACCGCCGACTGTGCCCCATCTGCAAGGGTAGCGGGCGGGCCGCGATTGCGCCGACCGCGCCGCGCCTGGAGCGCGAGCTCATTGCCGACATGGTGAGCGAACTGGAGGGGATGGTGCTGGCGCACAACACCCGTGCGGCACGATTCCTGCGGCGCCAGGCTTGACCAGACTGGTCACTGAGCACAGACCATATACGCGGATGAGTTGCCACCCGCGCAAACACTGACGTATCATTACGGAAATCAACCGTTTCCCAGCCCGCGCCGCCAGCAAGCGGAACGGGCGCCAGAACAGCGGCGCCCCACAGTCTTTTCCCCAGCGTACTTCCCGCTCGCGCGGGTCCGGTCGGGAAAACAGTCCTCCTGCTACTCCCCGCTGATCGGCCGGCGCACGCCCTTCGCATCCGCTTCCTTGACCAGCCGCACCGCCTCGCGCAGACCCGCGCTCAACTCGCCGTTGCCCAAGGTGGTCGCGTACTCGATGGTGTCGGCATCCAGGTAGACATTCTTCCGCGTGCCGCCACTGAGCACGGGCGGTCGTCCGTCGGGGTTGTTGCTCTTGGTCGCATTCATGCCGCCACCTGCGCCCTGGAGTACTTCGCGTGGTCCGGCTGCAGGCTGACCCAATCTTCCGGCGAGCGTTCGGACACCCACATGCGCGGCTTGATACCCTTCGGGGCACGCCAGCGTTCGATGATGCTGCCGCCGTTCGGACCCCGATAGACCTCCACCTGCCACGTACTGTCGACGCGCTTCAGTACCGGCTCGGCGTTGAAGTCGTAGAGCTGGGCCATTGCAATGTCTTCGATGGTGAACGGCAGGTCGCGGCTTCCCCGCGTCGGGTAATGCCGCCACGTGGTCGGCTCGGTTCCCGAATTGGCAACCACCACGATAAGGTAAGTCGCTCCCGCCACGTAATCCCACCCTACCTGAACAACCACGGTAGGCGTGATCCTGATTTCGCCGTCCGTTTCCTCGCTGATGTCGGACACGAACGTGCCGACGACGCCCTGCTTCGCAAGGCGGTTGAGAACCTGCCGGGTCTTGCTAGTCATGATCCGCTCCTGTACAAACTGAGACCGCGCCGGATGCGCGACCCTCTCAGTACCAAAGCCCGCTCGTGGCGGGGATCTGGCAATCTGACTACGGGCGTTCGGTCAGTCGGCTTTCAAGTGGCCACCCTCCTTGACCCACCTGCCGATGGCGTCCTGCGCGTCACGCGTGTACTTCATCATCCCGTCCGGCATGCCTTCGTCCTGATCGCGCCCACCGTAGTGCGCAATGAGGGCGTCGGACAGTTCATCCTCGCAGAAGCCGCCGTACTCGTTGGCGTCAACGTGGTCGTCAAGGTCGCTGAAACTGGTGACGGTCGGCGGCACGCGCCCGCTGGCGATGTCCTCCAGCACCTCCCGTTTCATACGCGCGATGGTGAACTCAAGGACGGGCACCTGCGGCGTCTCATCCGGCACGCGCTGGTTCCAGAACCGGGCGTAGTACGAGGATATGCGCTCACTTGGGCCGCGCGCCCGGTGGCCGTTGTCCCTGATGAACTGCTCAGTCGCGGGGCCATAAGCCTCAAACTCCTGCTCCGCTTCGACCGTGTATGTTTTGGCCGGATACTTCCCGCGCCGGTCGCTGACCTGAATGGTGAATCGAGTCATAGGTGTCTTTCTATTAGTGGAAGGCCGACCAAAGCGGGTGGCGCGCCTGAATCAAAGTTTTCCGTGCTCCGCGAACGAATACACATCGGCACCTGCGACGATGAAGTGGTCCAGCACACGGACCTCGAACAGATCAAGCGTCTTCACAAGCACCTGCGTGATCTTCAAGTCCGCCTCGCTCGGTTCCGCTACGCCAGACGGATGATTATGGGCGAGCAGGACGCCGCGAGCATTATAGGCCAGCGCTTCCTTGACTACCTCCCGCGGGTGCACGCTCGTGTGTGTCAGCGTGCCACGGAAAAGCTCTTTCGACTCCAGCAGCCGGTTCTTCGCGTCGAGGAACAGCACGACGAAGCCTTCGTATTCCTGTCCGGCCAGCGACAGACGCAAGTAGTCCTCGACCACGGCAGGGGAAAACAGGTGCGCGCCCGGTTCCTTCAGGCGCTTGAGCAGCACCGCCAGCGCATGCTGCACCAGCGTATCGTCATCCGGCAGCCCGTACATTACACGCTGCTCTTCCACGCGCCAATCAAATTTCCCGGTCCTCATTGCATCCCCCGTCAAGTGATCCACTGGTGCCGCCAGCTCGGCAGGTGCTGCTGCATCCCATGACTTCAACTATATACACACCTATCTAGCGACTATTGATGATCCTCAGTCGGGATGAGAGTGACCGAACAGTACGAGGCAGCACATGACAGAGACGAAGCGCAAGCAGGTCGATTGGGACCTGATCGAGCCGGATTGGCGGGCGAACGTCAAGTCCAAGCAGCAGTTGTCGCAGGAATACGGCGTGTCGCGTGCTGCCATGGACAAGCATTTCGGCAAGCTGGGGATCGTGCGCGACCTGGGCGAGAAGATACGCGCCAAGGCGGACGCGCTGGTTACACAGGCGGTGGTTACACGCCCGGTTACAGCCCAAACGACTGTAACCGAGCAGGAGATCATCGAAGGCAATGCGGTCCTGCAGGCCACGATCATCCAGTCGCAGCGCAAAGACATTTCCCGCTCGCGCCGACTCACCATGTCGCTGCTGGACGAGCTGGAACACCAGACCGAGCACACCGAGCTGTATCGCCAGCTTGGTGAACTCCTCGCCGCTCCCGACGAACGTGGCCAGGACAAGCGCCTCGACCTGTTCATGAAGGCCATGTCGCTGCCCTCACGCACGACGACCATGAAGCAACTGGCCGACTCGCTGAAAGTGCTGATCGCCCTGGAGCGCGAGGCGTTCGGGATCGACGCACGCCAGGAAGAAGGCAACGCCGGCATTGACGACGTGATCAGGCGCGTGAGGGACCGCGTTGGCTGACCAGGTAGAACTCGACCGCACGTTGGCTGCCTTGATGGCCGACGTCGCACTGCACTGCGAAACCTGCATGTACGTGCTCGATAAGAACGGTCGTCTCGTTCCGCTGCGCTTCAACCGGGCGCAACGTCACATCCATGCGCAGATCGAGGACCAGCTACAGCGGACAGGAAAAGTTCGCGTGCTCATCCTTAAAGGAAGGCAGCAAGGAGCCAGCACTTATATTGGCGCACGGTTCTACTGCAAGTCGAGCACGACGCCGGGCCGTAGCGCATTTATCGTCGCCCACGAACAGAAAGCGACGGACAACCTTTTTCGGATGGTGAAGCGCTACCACGAACACAACCCGTTCGCGCCCAGCACTTCGGCCACCAATGCGAAGGAGCTGGTGTTCGGGAAGCTGGACGGCGGTTACAAGCTGGCCACGGCCGGCAGCAAAGACGTTGGCCGCTCCAACACTGCCCAGCTCTTACATAGTTCGGAGTTCGGCTTCTGGGACAACGCCGAGCTTCACCTGGCGGGCCTCGGTAACACGATCTCCGACAATCCAGGTACCGAGATCGTCATCGAATCGACCGCCAACGGCCTTGGCAACAAGTTCCACGCGATGTGGCAGGACGCCGAGGCAGGCATTGGCGAGTACATCGCCATTTTTGTGCCCTGGTTCTGGCAGGACGAATACAGGTCGACCGTCAAACCAGGTTTCATCCTGTCCGCCGCCGACCAGCTCTACATGGACACGTACCAGCTGGACCTCTCGCAGATGGCGTGGAGGGCCAACAAGGTCCAGACCTACGGGCAGGGTTTTGAATGGTTGTTCGACCAGGAATACCCTGCGACGCCAAGCCTCGCGTTCCGCAGCGCGACCACGGACCCGCTGATTTCGCCCACCGCAGTGATGGCTGCCGTGAATGCGGACTACCGCGAGCGTAGCGGCGCCTTCGTCATTGGCTGCGATCCGGCCGAATACGGCGACGACCGCACGGCAGTCGTTTTCCGGCATGGCCGCACGGCCTACCGGATTGAGTACCACTCCAAAAAGGGGCCGATGCAGGTCGCTGGCCTGCTGGCGGAGTACTGGCGCGAGTACCAGCCGGACGCCCTTTTCGTGGACAAGATTGGCATTGGATCGGGCATCGTTGACCGCCTCAGGGAGCTCAATATCCCGGTCATTGGCGTGAACAGCGCCGTGCGGGCTGCCGACCCCGAACGCTACGCTAATAAACGCGCAGAGTGCTGGTTCAGGATGAAAGAGTGGATCGAGGACAGCCCGAACAGGCTGCCGAACGATGCAGCCCTGATCGCGGACCTGTCCGCGCCCAGCTACAAGTACAGCTCCAACGGCTCCAGGCTGGTGGAATCGAAAGACGACATGCGCAAGCGCCAGGTCAGATCGCCGGACGGTGCCGACGCCCTCGCCATGACCTTCGCGGAACCCGTCGTCCCGCGTGCCCTGCGCGACGAGCGCGGATCCGGCCCGACCCGCGTTGCCCCGAGCAGCGCCGGCTACTGACCCCTTTCCAGATTACGTCATGACGCAAACAGATCAGGCACCGCACCACGCGGAGCAGGAATACGTGCAGGCCGCCGCCGAGGGGATGGAGCGCGACGACGCCACCGCCTACACACAACTGGACTCCCTCGGGTCCGTCCTGCTGGCGGAGTTCGGCCAGGCGGAAAACGCGCGAAAGGACACCGAGCAGCGGTGGTTGCGCGACCTGCGCCAGTACCGCGGCATCTACGACCCGGAAGTGCTCGACCTGATCGGCAAGAACAGGTCGACGGCCTTCGTCCGCGCCACCCGCGTCAAGGTAAAAACCGTCGATGCGCGCGTGGCCGACTTGCTCTTCCCGAACGGCACGGAGCGCACCTGGACGGCGGACCCGACCCCGGTTCCCTCCATCGACCGCGCGACCAAGGCCCAGGTTGTCCAGGCCCTGCAGCAGGCCCTGCAACGCCAGCCGAACCCGCAGGAAGTGGATGCGGCCGTCAAGAAGCTGGTGGCGACGGCGGCTAAAGGGATGGTGCAGGTGATTGACGACCAGCTCTCGGAGGCCGACTACGCGAGCGTTGCGCGCCGCGTGCTGCACTCGGGGCACCTGTACGGCACCGGCGTGCTCAAAGCGCCCCTGGTGGAGCGCAAGAGCCGGTCGAAATTCGTCATCGAGCACGGCAAATGGACCATGAAGACGGAGTCCTACGTGGTCCCGTTCGTGGATCATGTCCCCCTCTGGCGGTGGTATCCCGATATGTCGGCCACCTCGCTGGACGAGTGCCGCTATGTGTACGAGCGTCACCTGATGACCCGCGCCAAGCTGTCCAGCCTTGCGAAAAAGAAGTCGTTCAAGAGCCAGATCATCCGCGACTACATCCTGACCAACCCCAAGGGCGCGCAGACGGCCCGGTACTTCGACAACGAAATCCGCACGATTGGCGAGCGTCCAGGCGCGAACCAGAAGGATGACGGCTATTACGAGGTGCTGGAAAGGTGGGGATGGCTCGATGGCGAGATGCTGGCTACCGCCGGCGTCGAGGTCCCGCAAGAGCGCATGCACGAGACCTTTTTCGGCAACGTGTGGCTCCTGCCCTCGGGCGACGTCATCAAGGTGGCACTCCAGCCGATCAATGGCGTCACATGGCCCTACCACCTGTACTACGTGGACAAGGACGAGACGAGCATCTTCGGTGACGGCTTCCCGTCCATCATGCGCGACGACCAGGTGATGATCAACGCTGCAACCCGCATGGTCCTCGATAACGGCGCCCTCGCCGCTGGCCCGCAGTTCGAGGTCAACATGGCCTTGCTCGGGCCGAACGAGCGCGCGGACGACATGCATCCCTTCAAAATTTGGGCGAGGAACGGGCAGGAACCCGCTTCCCCGGCGGTGCGCGTGCTGACCATCCCGAACTCGCTTGAGTACCTGATGCCGGTGGTCGAAATGTTCAAGCACAACGCCGACGACGTGACCGCAATCCCCAGGTACATGCAGGGCGAAAACGCCACCACCGGCGCGGCTGGCACGGCATCCGGCATGTCGATGCTGCTCGCCTCGGCCTCCATCGTCATGAAGGATCTGTTGACCGCCTACGACGCGGTGACGCGCACGTTCGTGGAAAGCCTCTACAAGTGGAACATGCAATTCAACCCTGACAATTCGATCAAGGGTGATTTCAACATCAAGGCGCGCGGCGCGGCCTCGCTCATGGCCAAGGAATTGCGCGCCCAACAGCTCGACCAGTTCGCCACCACCCTCGCGCCCGAGGATGCGCCGTACATCAAGCGGGAAGAGCTGCTACGCCAGCGTGCCGAGGCGCACGACTTGTCCTCGATTATCAAGACGGAGGAAGAGGTCCAGGCGGAACAGAACACCGACCAGGCGAAGCAGGCCGCCGCCATGGCCCAGCAGATGCAGGCGCTCCAGATGGAGAACGCCCAGCTGGCAGTCAAGAAGACGGAGGCCGAGGTCGCGCGACTGGCGGCCGATGTCGAGCGCCTCCAGGCGATCGCCACCAAAACCAACGTCGACGCGGCGTACGCCGGGATGCAGGCTGGTGGCGTCGCTGCCTCCAATGGCGCGGTTGCCACGGCAGGCGATGCGGTGCTGCTCTCGGCTGGCTACATCGACCGCACGCCCAAGGATGCGCCGAGCGACGGACCAGCGCCGACTAACGTGCCGATCGCGGCCGGCGCCCAGGCCGCACCAGGTAACGGGATCCCGCCCGGCCAGCCGATGCAACCGCCGGCGCCGCCGGTTGCCGGCCGCGATCCACAGGGCGGCGTGGTCGGGGCTGGTGTCGGCGAGGCGCACGGCATCGAGACAGCCCGTATGGACGGAGATCCGCAGGCATGAGGCGGGTCAGCAACGTGGTGGAGCAACGTAACGGCTGCACCTGGTACTACATAACCCGCTCCATGGGCGGCCAGCGTTACGCAATCACCGTCGTCTTGTCCGCCGAGGAAATGAGGAACCGCGATTGCGTGGCCTACCGGCTGAAGGGCGCCCGCGCCTACCTGGCCACGGCGCACAAGGCGCAAATGCTACAGGACCTGTATGGAGACGGATGACGACGCAGTAATGGCCCAGGCATGGCGCGAACACGGCAACGCCCCGGCAGCACCGGCCACCGCGCCGAGCCAGGCAAGCGCCGCCGCCACCACCCAGCCGACTGACTACGCAGACGCCTGGAACCGGCACGATACCTACTTGGACGATGCGAGCCGCAAGTGGAACCAAGCCAAGGTAGAGCACCCGAACTTGGCCCTGCTTGGCAGCCTCGCGCCGGTGACGGGGGAAATCAGCAGCGTGCTCGAGCTGAACGACGCACATAACCGCGGCGACAAAACGGGGATGGCGACTGCAGCGACTGGTCTGATTCCGGGCACCAAGCTAGTCCACGCGGGCGTGAAGGCAATCCGCAGGGGCGAGGCCATCCAGCACGCCGCCCGCAACACCCTGTCCGGCGCCGATGCCTACTCAGCCGCGAAGAAGGCCGGGCAGGCGCTGAAGAACGGCGGCGCCGCGAAGGTGGCGGCCGGTGGCGGTGCGGAGACGGCCAGCACCGCCTCGAACCTTGCCGACTACGCCCACGCCTGGAGACATGATGCGCAATAGTGACCAACTCCGCGCCGCGATCGCCACCGAGGTCCGCGAGCTGCAGCTACTGCGCGCGACCATCCCGATGCGCCAACTCATTGCCCTGATCGACGCCGTGATCGAGTCACACCTAGCGGATCTGGTCACGGTCATGCCGGAACGCCTCGCGTTCAAACAGGGCGCGATCCGACAACTGCAATGCCTCCGCACTGTCCTCCTCGACGACAACCCTCACCAGTCCCCGAAAGCCTGATCCATGTCCTACGTCCCGCAAAACAGCCGCGTCCGGTCCACGTCGAGCACCAAGCGGCGCGACCAGAAAGTGGCCGCCATCATCGCCGCACTGCGCGAAGGACCGATGCGGCGCGCCGACATCCGCGAAGCCCTCGACCTGAGTGGATCCGGCGTCAACAAGTACCTCGCACAGCTGTCAGAGGCGGGCGTGGTGGAAATCGCCCGCCGGATCAACCCGTCCAGCACCTCGCAAGGCACGGCTGTCTTCCGGCTCGTGCGCGACACGGACCGCGTGGACGACTACCTGCGTTCGGTAGAGGCTGGCTCCGCGCTGCGGGAGAAGCCGAAGCAGCCACGGGCCGAGCGCCGCCTGCCGGACAATAGCCCGTTCCGCCAAGCACCCCTGTTCAGCCGCATCCCGGCGCCGGACCCGGTACTGGCCCACTTCTTCGGCCTGACCCAGGCACGGGCGAGCGCATGAGTGCCCTCACGTTCGGCAGCGTATGCAGTGGCATCGAGGCCGCGAGCGTCGCATGGCATCCCCTCGGGTGGCGTGCCGCGTGGCTGGCGGAGATCGAGGCCTTCCCGGCGGCGGTCCTCGCCCACCACTACCCCGATGTGCCCAACCTGGGCGACATGACCAAGATTGCCGCCATGGTGCGCGCGGGCCAGGTCGCGGCGCCGGATGTGCTGGTGGGTGGCACGCCCTGCCAGGCTTTTTCGGTCGCGGGCCTGCGCAAGTCGCTCGATGATGCGCGCGGCCAGTTGTCTCTCTCTTTTGTGGATCTCGCCAATGCAATTGATGCAGCTCGGGCTGTTCGCGGAGACCCCGCCGCCATCGTCGTCTGGGAAAACGTCCCCGGCGTCACCAGCACCAAGGACAACGCCTTCGGGTGCTTTCTGGGAGCACTTGCCGGCGAAGATGATGCGCTCGTCCCGCCAGGGGGCAAATGGGCGAACGCTGGTTGTGTGCTTGGACCCGAAAGGACGGTCGCATGGCGGATCACGGACGCCCAATATTTCGGAGTGGCCCAACGCCGCCGCCGTTGTTTCGTTGTCGCAAGTGCTAGAGAGGGGTTCGATCCCACCCAGGTACTTTTTGAGCTCGAAGGCGTGCAGCGGCATTCTGCGCCGAGCCGAGAAACGCGGCAAGACGCTGCCGCCGGCACTCTACGCAGCACTGGCGGCGGTTGCGACGTCGACCACGCCCGCGCTGGACACCTCCAGCCCATCACCAGCGCCCTGACCACCTGTTGCGGAGAGGCGACGAACAACGAGGTCGATTCGCACATGCTGGTGACGGTCATGGCGCACGGGCAGGGCGGCACGGAAATCTCCATCGAGCGCTGCCCGACCCTGACCTGCAACCATGAGGCACCGATTGCCGCCTACGCCTTCCAGCCGCGGATCGCCCGCAACGGGCGCGGCGACATGGGCGATCTCGTCAACGCACTGACCGCCCAAGCGGGAGAAACCGGGAAGGGCGACGCCGCGCCATGTGTCGCCTACGCCATCCAGGCGGGCGCGCTGCGCGAGAACCCGGCGAGCGGGCCGGACGGCGTAGGGGTGCAGGAAACCATCGCCTATACGCTGGAGGCACGCGCGGAGGTGCAAGCAGTCGCCTTCTCCTGCAAGGATCACGGCGCGGACGCCAGCGTGGGCATTGCCCCGACCATGCGGGCGATGGGGCACAGCGGCAGCCACGCGAACGCCGGCGGACAACTGGCGGTCGCCTATGCCAACGCCGGGCACTTCGGCGGCATGTCCCAGGTGACGGTATCAGATCCGCTGCGCGCCAAGGGCGGTGACACGGGCAACGGCGGGGAAACGCTCGTCGCCATGAGCTTCAAGGCATCGCACTACACGCGCGGCAAGGATGGTGCACCGTCCGAGCTGGCCCCGCCGCTGTCCGCCGACGCCGACAAGGGCGATCAGGACACGCTGATCCTCGCGCCGACCATCTACACCAGCGACGGCGTGGTGGCCGACCCGATCAGCGCGAACGAGGGCAAGACCTACACCCATGAGGGGACCTCGTTCCGCCTGCATAACTGCATCGGGGAGCCATTCGTCGCCGCCTTTGCCGAGAACAGCCGCGGCGAATTGCGCCTGGAGGGCGGCGACGGCAGCCGGACGGGCACCCTGAGCGTTGGCGGCGGCAAGCCGGGGCAGGGCACGCCCACCATCGCGCTGTCCGTGACCACGTTCCAGGAACGCGGGCGCACTGCCGGCCGCGCGCTAGAAGTGGGCGGCGACGTCGCCTATGCCTTGACCGCGCCGAGTGGCGGCGGACGGGCACAGGAACGTAACGTGCAGGTCGGCATGGCCGTGCGCCGCCTGATCCCGCGCGAGTGCGAACGCCTCCAGGCCTTCCCCGACGACTACACGCTGATTACCTACCGCAACAAGCCGGCGGCGGACGGGCCGCGCTACAAGGCGCTCGGGAATTCCATGTGCGTGAACAACATGCGCTGGATAGGGGAGCGGATCGAGGCGGTGCTGGCGATGTCGGCACCGGCAGCAGACATCCAAGACCAGCCGCGTGCTGGTCTTGTTCTTTGTGACGAGCTGGCGGTGGCATGAGCGACCCGCGCACCGACCTGCCGTACACGCTGCACATGGGCGACTGCATCGAGGTGATGCGCGGCATACCTGACAACAGCGTGGATTCCATCGTCACCGATCCCCCATATGAACTAGGGTTCATGGGGAAAAGCTGGGATGCAAGCGGCATTGCCTACAGCGTGGCCATGTGGCGCGAGGCGCTGCGGGTGCTGAAACCAGGTGGCCACCTGCTCGCGTTCTCCGGCTCCCGCACCTACCACCGCATGGCCTGCGCCATCGAAGATGCGGGCTTTGAAATTCGTGACCAGCTCATGTGGGTGTACGGATCAGGCATGCCCAAGTCGCGCAATGTAGCGAAGTACGACCTGCAGGGCGACGACGCGGCGCGCTGGGAGGGCTGGGGAACTGCCCTGAAACCATCCCATGAGCCCATCGTCATGGCCCGCAAGGCGCTCGTCGGGACGGTGGCGGCGAACCTGCTCGCCTACAGCACCGGCGCCATCAACATCGACGCCTGCCGAATTAGCGTGACGGATCACGCTTATGCGCGCAACTGCTCGGGCGACCGGGGCCACGCCGGTACACGCGGCGCAGACGGCACCGGCGCGACCGACATACGGACAGGTGGCGGCAGTGCGGCACAAGGCCGCTGGCCCGCCAACCTGATCCACGACGGCAGCGCCGAGGTGGTGGCCATGTTCCCCGCCAACGCGGGCGCCGCCGCCCCGGTCCACAAGCGCAGCGCCGACAAGTTCCGCAACAGCTACGGCGCCTTCGCCGGCAACATTGACGAAGCCGGCAGCACCTTGCACGGCGACAGCGGCAGCGCGGCGCGGTTCTTCTACTGCCCCAAGGCGACCCGCATGGACCGCAACGAGGGCTGCGAGGATCTGGAGAAGAAGCCGCTCCTGTGGTCGAGCGGCACCGAGAACCCCGGCAGCTTCCAGGCCGAGGGCACGGACAAGAGTAGCCAGAACTTCCACCCGACCGTGAAGCCCACGGACCTGATGGCGTACCTGGTGCGCCTCATCACGCCGCCAGGCGGCACCGTGCTCGATCCCTTCATGGGGTCCGGCTCGACCGGCAAGGCGTGCGTGCGTGAAGGCTTTCACTTCGCCGGCATCGACAAGACGCCGGAGTACGTCGAGATTTCGCACTGCCGCATCGCCCACGAATACGCGCGCGTGCTCGAGGCGGCGCGGCGGCAGCCGGCGGAGGTGCCGCAGCTTGACCTGTTCCCCCTACCGACCACCAACCCAGAGCACCCGGCCCGCTGAACGCGGGTTTTCTTTACTTACCCGCGTTTCAATCCGACAGGAGCACCGCCAATGAAGGCAACCAAGCAGGAACACGACAAGCACGCCGCCGACTACGCGGATGAATTCAACCAGCCGGAGAAGGCACCGCGCGAAGTGAGCGAGGACGAGGCCTTCGGCCTGTCCGAACCCGCCGCCGGTGAAGGCGCGGCGGCGGAAGGCAGTCCCGCCGAGGAAGCGGCAGAGTCGCCAGCCGAGGCAGCCGCCGAGCAGGAAGCCGCTCCAGGTGGCGAGGAAGCGCCCGGCGAAGCCGCCCCCGAAGGCGAAGCCGCGACCGAACCAGCCGCCGAGGGGGAGGCTGCAGCGTCGCCCGTCGACCAGGAACAGCGCCTCAAGTCGTGGGAAGGCCGCCTCAAGGCGCGCCAGGCCGAACTCGATGCGCGCGAAGCCGCCATGGGCAGCTCCAGCGTCAACGACGAACAGGGTAGCGAGCCGATGGACGAAGAAGGTGCGGGCGGCGAGGGCGGCGAAGAGGGCGACGAGGGCGGCGCTGGCGGGGATGATCCTGCCGCGGTGCTGGCCGACGACTTCGGGCCGGACTTCGTGGAACAGCTCACCAAGCTGATCAAGCAGGTTGCGGCCGGCTGCGGCGGCGGCGCCGATCCGCGCGTCGACCAGGTGATCGAGGCCTTGCAAAACGAGCGCCTGAACAACCATTTCAACGCGATCGCCGCCACCCATGCCGATTTCATGGATGTAGTCGAGTCGCCGGAATTCGCGGCGTGGAAGGGCGAGCAGCCCGACCAGGATCGCCTGCAGCAGGTCATCGACGGCGGCAGCGCGCGCCAGATCATCGACATGCTGAACGGCTTCAAGAACTCCACCAAGAAGGCGGACAACCCCGACTACCACGGCAACGAGGACGCGCTGGACGCCGCCGAGGGCGTGCGTTCGTCCGCCCTGTCGCTGCCGCAGGAACCCGCCGCAAGCGACGATTTTGCCAAGGCCTGGAACGAGGCCTGATGCCTTTGGGAAGATAGTGTAGCGGCGCACACCTGGAGATCCAGACCCAGGCAGAACGGTTCGACCCCGATCATTCCCGCCAACCCAATATGTCCCCACCCTCTGCGCCCGGCCCCGTGCCGCCAACGCACGGTGGGGATCTCTCGCAGCACACGCACTACCTGCACCGCTGCTGTTCGCGCCTGAACAGACCCAAGCCGATCAACCCCACCGCCACCTCCCGGCCGGGAGCGACACGCCTACGGGCGCCGCCCACCCGCGCCGGGAACGCTTACGGGAAATCGTCAAGCACGCATCGAAGGACAGGCCTGTGCCCCCGACGAGCGTTCGCTGAATCGCTGACCAACCACCCCACCGATTTACCGTTCACTCAAGGATACCCAATGAGCGCTACCAACTACGGCGATATCTCGCCACGCACTGCCGCCTACGCGGAAAAAGAACTCCTGAAGAGGGCCATCCCCTTCATGGTCCTGGAAAAGTTCGGCCAGTCGAAGGCACTGCCGTCGAACAGCTCGAAAACCATCGTGTTCCGCCGCTACAACGCGCTGGACACCACCCCTACCGCGCTGGCGGAAGGCGTGACCCCCGGCGCCCAGCAGATGACCGCGACGGACGTGCCCTGCCTGCTCACGCAGTACGGCGGCCTGATCCAGATCAGCGACATCGTGATGGACACCCACGAGGACTCGGTACTCAACGAGGCCATCGAGCTGCTGGGCGAGCAGGCCGCGCAAATGGTCGAGCGCATGCGCTACGGCATCCTGCGCGCCGGCACCAACGTGATCTACGCGAACGGCGCGACCCGCAACGCCGTGAACACCCCGATCACGCTGGCGACCCAGCGCAAAGTCACCAAGGCCTTGAAACGCCAGAACGCCGAGCAGATCACCAAGGTGGTCAAGAGCACCCCGGCGTGGGGCACCGAGGCGGTGGCCAAGTCGTTTATCGGCCTGATCCACCCGGACCAGGAATCCGACATCCGCAACATGCTGGGCGCGGATGGCAAATCGGTGTTCGTGCCGGTCGAGAAGTATGGCAGCCTCGTGCCGTACGAGAACGAAATCGGCAAGGTTGAGGACGTCAGATACTTGTCCTCGACCATCTTCGAGCCGTTCCTGAACTCGGGCGGCGCCAAGGGCCTGATGACCTCCGCCACCGGCGGCGCGAACGCGGATGTCTATAGCACCCTTTATATCGCGCAAAATGCCTACGGCATTGTTGCCCTCAAGGGCATGTTCGCGCTCACCCCCATGGTGGTCAACCCCAAGCCGAGCTCGGCTGATCCGCTGGCGCAGCGTGGTTTTGCCGGCTGGAAAACTCTCCAAAGCGCGGTCGTGCTCAATGACGCATGGATGTGCCGCTTGGAAAGTGCAGTGACCGCCTAAACACCCGGCAGGCCCGCCCCGGCGGGCCTTCTGACGAACCCATAAGGAAACCACCATGGCAACTCTCCGCGACATCAATGATGAAACCAGCCGCGAGATCACCGGCTACCGCAACCACACCGCCGGCGTGCTGACGATCAACGCCGCCACCGCCGCCACGTTCAAGTCGACCAACGCCTACAGCTATATCTGCGACGGCCTGTTCAAGAGCAAGGCGGCGCTCGCGGCCCAGGCGTTCTCCGCCGGCCACGCCGTGCAGGCGATCGGCCAGACGCAGTATTACGCGGTCGGCCTGGACGCTGCCGGCAACGTATCGACCTACCAGGGCGCCCCGGCTTCGGCCAGTGCGCAGGCTGCCGCGCTGGCCCAGGGCCAGCCGGCTACCTCGGTGGTCGGCGCGGTGCCGGATGTGGCGAACGGCGTCACCCCGGTCGCCCTGATCAAGGTCGTGACCACCTCTGCGGCGTTCACCCCGAACGTCACCGCGCTGGACGCCGCCGGCATCGCCGTCTCCTACTTCGACGTGGCCGTGCTGCCCTCGGTCGCACCGTAAGCGAGACGCATCCCCCCTTGAAACCCGCTTCGGCGGGTTTTTTTTCGACCCTATCCAGTGAGGCACATCATGGCCAAAGCCCAAGATACGAGCATTACCACCATTGACGACGCACCGAAGGCAGTTGAGTCGGTCGCTGTCGCCCACCTGCAGGCCAACAACGACGGCGACGTGCTGTCCGGCGAACGCGCCGAGCTGACCATCCACCAGGGCAGCGGCGAGGACGGCCGCGAGCCGGTGTTCATCGGCTTGAACGGAACCGGCTACCAGGTGCCGCGCGATACCCCGGTCAACGTGCCGGTGGAGCTGCTGCACATCCTGAATAACGCGGTGCAGACCGTGTACGAAGCCAATGGCAATGGCGCGCGCGCGCGCGACGTCAAGCGCTTCGCGTTCACCTCGCGCCTGGTGGCGAAGGCCGCGTAAGCATGGCAAACCTGGCCGAATTCATGCCGTACATACTCCCACTGGTGCCCGGCTGTCCGGCGCCGCTGGCGGAAATGACCCTGCGCGGCGCGGCGATCGACTTCTGCACCTACGCGCCGGTGGTGCAGCAGGTGCTGGACCCGCTCGACCTGTACGCCGGCCAGGCGCAGTACGACATCGACGTGCCGTATGGCGTCAACGTGACGGTGATCCTGGAGGCCTATTACGACGGCCGGCGCATGCAGGTGCTGCGCCAGGACGACGACGTGCGCGAGGGCGGCTTCGCGCCGTTCGCGCTGCGCCAGGCGGCCGACAACACTTTTACGGTCTACCCGACTCCGCTAATCGATGAAAGCGCAGTAATCATCCTGCGGGTGGCGACCCGCCCGACCATGCTGGCCTCAAGCCTGGACGACGTGCTGCTCGCGGACTACGCCTACGAGATCGGCGCCGGCGCCGCCGCGCGCCTGATGCTGATGCCGAACCAGCTATTCAGCAACCCACAACTGGCGCCGACCTACCAGACCATCTATGTTCTGAGCCGCACCAACGCGCGGATCCGCGCCGAAAGCGGCTTTGGGCTGAGCGGCAACCGGGCGCGCCCGCGCCGCTTCATGTGAGCCGACCATGCCGACCGTGACCGTCGCCACCATCATCACCCGGGCCGCCACCGCCCTGCAGGACACCAGCAATGTGCGCTGGACCCGCGCCGAGCTGCTGGACTACCTGAACGCGGGCCAGCGCGAAACCGTCATCCGCAAGCCCAGCGCCTACGTGCGCCGGTCGAGCGTGACGCTTGCGGTGGGCACCGTCCAGGCGCTGCCGCTCGAGGACGACACCGGCACCGTCGACCCCATCGAGCTGATCGAGGTGGTGCGCAACGCCTGCGGGCGCGCCGTGCGTCTGATCGAGCGCGACCTGATGGACCTGTACAACGCCGACTGGCACAGTGCGCCGCAGACCAAGCTGGTACAGCACTACATGGTCAACCCGCTGGACCCGAAACATTTCACGGTGTATCCGCCGAACGACGGCACCGGATGCCTGGAACTGGTGTACAGCGCGACGCCGCCGGCGGTCGCCAGCGAGGTGGGGACCATCACGCTGGACGACATCTACCAGGATGCGCTGCTCGATTACGTGCTGTACCGGGCCTTTTCCAAGGACGCCGAGTACGCCGCCGATCCGGCGCGCGCCGCCAGCCGCTACGCCGCCTTCGCCGCGTCCCTGGATGGCAAGACGGTCCATGAACGCGCCGACTCCCCGGCCCGCCAGCGCGCCTGATTCCCCGAACTTTCTACCTGAAGGATTCCCATGGCCCTGCAACTCTCCGTTGCCGTGCGTAACGCGCGGCTCGACGCCATCGAAACCACCGCAGGCGCCTCGCCCAGGCTGCGCCTGCTGACCGGCGCGCCGCCTGCCGACTGCGCGACCGCGCAAGCCGGCACCCTGCTGTGCGAGATCGCCCTGCCCGCCGACTGGCTGGCCAACGCCTCGGCTGGCAGCAAGGTCAAGAGCGGCGCCTGGACCGGCGCCGGCGCCGCCGCCGGCACGGTCGGGCATTTCCGGGTGGTCGACGCGGCCGGCACCACCTGCCACCTGCAGGGCACCGTCACGGCCACCGGGGGCGGCGGCGACATGACGCTGGATAACACCGTCCTGGCTCTCAACCAGGCGGTGACGGTCAACAGTTTCAGCCTGACCGACGCCAACGCCTAAGCGGCGGCGCCATGACGACCGCCGACTCCGCGATCACGCTGGGCACCGCGACGCTTGCCGCGGACGGGCTGGCGACGGTGCAGTTCGTGCCGCCGCCGCTCCTGCGCAGCAGTGGGCTGCACACGGTAATGCGCCGCCCGCCTGCCGAGCGGACCATGCGCCGCAACCCGCGCGCGATCTAGCGCCCCGAACGAGACAAGGGATTTATGACGATCAAGCACAAGAAAGCCTCGGCGGCCGGGGCGAGCGCCGACCCGGCGAAGGTGGGTGGCGATGACTGGAACGACGATCACCTGATTGATGCGGGCGGACTCAACCTACCGACCAGTGCGACCGCGCCCGCCGCGCCGGCGTCCGGCATGCAGCTATACGCGCAGGACGTGGCTGGCCAGCCCCTGCCAGCGTTCGTAACTGCCAACGGCCGCGCCATCCCGCTGCAACCGTCGCTGGCGCGCGCCAACGTGACGATGTGGCTACCGCAGTGGAGCAGCCAATCCCCCCTCACGTTCGGCAATCCTTGGACAGTGAGTTCCGGGACGGCCATTTCGACCGGCCCGGACTTTACGGTCAAACGGCTGTTTGCGGCGCTGCCCTACATCGGTGCCAACTCGGCGGCCACGGCCGGTTCGCTGGGTCGCGTCAATACGACTGGCCCCGACTGTTCGCGGCCCTTTAACAACACGTTCTACGGCGGCTTTCGGCTCCTTGCCCGCTTTGGTTGCGCCGATGCCGCCACCGTGGCCGGCGCGCGCCAGTTCGTCGGCCTGACTTACACCACGTTCACCGGCGACCCGGTCAGCCAGATCATGCTGATCGGCGTCGGCTGCGACAGCGGCGACACCAACCTGAGCATCTACACCAACGACTTCAGCGGCACCGCAACCAAGATTCCGCTCAGTGCAAGCTTCCCGGCCCACACCTTGGGCGTCGATGTGTACGACCTGGCCATGTACTGCCCGCGCGACGGCGCCAGCATCGCCGTGACCGTCACCCGTGTCAACACCGGCGACAGCTTCAACACCAGCTTGACCACCGACCTGCCGCAATCGAACACCGCCCTGTCGTTCACGTTCCAGCGTGGCAATGGCCCGACCGCCCTCGCCACGCGCCTGGCCATATTCGGCCTCTACATCGAAAAGGAATTCTGACCATGTATGTCATCTACTATCCCAGCGGACGCCTCTTCAAGGACGGCGTCCTGATCAACCAGGTGGACGGCGATCCCGATTATCTGGAGTACCTGGCCTGGCTCGGCGCCGGCAACGGCCCGACGCCGATCCCCGATCCATACACGCCGCCGGTCACGGCCACCATCGCCCGCATCGCGCTCGCCATGGAGCAGCTCGGCATCGTCACGCCTGACGCCAGCCAAATGGCCAACCAAATCTTCCCGCTGGCCGTGACGCTGTGACCTTCGCGTTCGACACCGCGGCGTTCGACACCGCGGCGTTCGATGTCCTATCGGGCACCAATGCGCAACTGACCATCGTGCTGGGCGCGGCGCAGCTCCAGGCGCTCGCCGGCGCTGCCGAACTGGCCGTCGTGCTGGGCGCGGCGCTGCTCGATGCGGATGGCTATGCCTGGCGCACTGCCTTGATGGACGTCGCGCTGGGGCCGGCCACCCTTGCCGCCAGTGCGGAGCGCCGGATCGGCGCCGACGTGCAGAGGGCACTGGCGGGCCTGTCCCTGCTCGCCGGCGGCACGTCGACCGTGACGGGGCAGGTGGCGGCGCGCCTCAACCCGCTGTCCTGTGCCGCCGCCGCCTCCAGCCCGCTCGCAGCGATCCTTGCCGCGCGCCTCGGCCCGCTGCGCACGACCACCAGCCTGCCGCCCAATTCGATGTCCGCCCTGCAAGTGTTGCGGCGGCCGTACGTCAACCGCGTGATGCACAAGTAGCGAACGAAGGAAACCGCGATGCTCCTGGGTAAATTCAACAAACAGCCGGCCGAGCGCGAAGCCTACGCGATCGAGTACGAGGACGACCTGGCCAAGGGCGACACCATCGCGCCGGCGCCGCTGGTCGAGATCGTGGCGCAGGGAGCCATGCCGGACACCAGCGCGCCGGTGCTGTTCGCAGTCGACGTCACCGCCACCCGGGTGACGCTGTGGATCGGCGGCGGCACGGTTCGCCAGACCTACAAGGTGACTGTGACCGCCACCACGGTTGCCGGCCGCATCCTGCAGGACGAATTCATCCTCAAAATCAAGGACTACTGAAATGTTGCTCTTCGTTGATTCCTTCGACCACTACGCCACCGCCGACATCGCCCTCAAGTGGAGTGCTGTGTCGTCGGCCACCCAGGTGACGATCGCACCTACCGCCGGGCGCCGCGGCGGCGGCGCGCTCTCCCTCACTGGCAACATCAACACCGTGCGCAAGGACCTTGTGGGGGTAAAGACGGTGATCGTCGGCTACGCCATGAAAATAACGGCGTTCCCGACAGCCGGCGGGACGATCGGGACCAACTACTGGATGAGCCTTGGCAACGCGGATGGCGTCCACCTGTATTTCCTGGTCGGGGCGGACGGCTCTATCGCCGTCCACCGACTGACTAGCGTCAACCCAAGCTACCAGTTGCTAGGCTCGACGACAGGCGCCGTGCTGCAACCGAACGTGTATGCGTACATCGAGGTCAAGGCCACCATCAGCGCAACCGGGGTGGGCATGGTCAAGATTCTGGTCAACGGCGTCACCGTGCTCAGCCTGCCTAACATCACTACCATCAGCTATGCCTCGACCAACGAGGTAACTAGCCGCCTCACCTTCAACACCCCCATTCTCAGCGGCCCGACCCTGTTTTTTGACGACCTGTACATTTGCGACACCAGCGGCACGGTCAACAACGATTTTTTTGGCGACGTGCGCATCGACGTGGTGAAGCCGAATGCGGATGGCACCTACCGCGACTTCGTGCCGGATACGGGCACCGCGCATTTCAGCCGGGTCAACGAGGCGGTGGCCGACCAGCTTTCGTTTGTCGCCGCCAGCACGGTCGGCGCCAAGGATTCCTACCAGTTCGAGGACCTGGCCGGCATCGTCGGCACGGTGCGCGGGGTGCAGATCGTGGATGCCGCAGTCAAGGACGACGCCGGGCCGCGTTCCGTGTCGCACCTGGCGAAGTCGGGCATCAGCGAAGAATATTCGGCCCCGATCCCGCTGTCGACCGACCGTAAGCTGTACACCACCATCCACGAGCGCGATCCGGCCACCGGCGGCAACTGGACCCAGACCAGCCTCAACGCGGCGGAATTCGGCATTGTAGTGGCGGCGTAAACCGTGACGACCGCCCGCAGCTACCACGTCGCGGTCGAGGTCATCGGGCTGCACACGCCCCGTGCGGCCACCTCGCAGTGCGTTGCCGAGGTGGTGAGCAGTACCGGCGCAGGCCACGCGCCGTTGACCGGCAATCCGGCGGTGCTGCAGACCTACATTGCCGAAACGGTTTGCATGCCGGCTGGCCGTGCGCAGGCGGCGCAGGTCGCGCTTGAAGTCGTCAGCCGCAGCGGCCTCGGCGCCAATCCGCTACCAGCAGGTACGCTCGCCATCCCGCAAACGCTTGTCGCGGAGGTGCTGGCGGCGCCGATACCAAAGCTGCAGGCAGCCCAGGTAACGCTCGAAGTCGCCAGCCGCAGCGGGCTGGGCCGCAATCCGCTCACGAAAAACCCCGCAGTTGCGCAGCAGTTCGCCGTCGAGGTGGTGAGCTTCGGCGTGCCACCAGACGGACACCCAGGACAACCTGGTCAACCCGGACAACCGGGCCAGCCAGGACAACCGGGCCATGCCTGCCATTGCGTCATCACTCCCCAGCCGCCGCCGGTCAAGTACCTGATGCGACGGCCTCCCCGTATCCCGTAGTCCGCATCGCCCCGCACAGGAGACCGCAATGCCCCATACCATTCCCATCAAGCTGCAGGTCGACCAGGGGGCGAGCCGTCTGCGGCCCCCGGGCTCCGGCACCCTGCTGTGCGCCGACTTCGGCTGCACCACGCGGGTCCGGCCGAACGGTGCCCAACTCGCCGCTTTCGTCAATGGCGACAACGAACTGAGCCTGGCCATCGAAGGCAAGATCACCGGCGCGCTTCATCAGTACGCCAGCGAGCGATTTGCTTCCCAGGCCGAACGCATGGAAGAGATCGAGGCCAAGATCGACCTCCAGGCGGAAGCCACCCAGCGCGTGGAGCATTCGACCGCCGGACTGGTTGAGCTGGTGAATAGCTGGGCGGGCGCGATGAAGACCATCGAGGCGACCGGCAAGCTGCTGAAGCCCCTGACGTGGATCGTTGGCTTTATCAGCGCCGTGCTCGGACTGTGGGCGACGGCGCGCGGCCTGAAAGGGGAATGACATGAACCGCCTGTCCAACATCAAAGCCTTCCTCGACATGCTGGCGTGGTCGGAAATCGGACCGCGCCTGTTGAATGCCAGCGACAACGGCTATAACGTGTGCGTGGGGTCGACCCCGGCGAAACCGATCCTGTTCGACAGCTATGCGGAGCACCCGCGCCGGCGCTGCGACGCGCAGGATTCGGACGCCGCAGGCCGTTATCAGTTCATGGGCAGGTACTGGACGCACTACCGCGACCAGCTCCACCTGCCGGACTTCGGCAGGGACTCCCAGGACAAGTGGGCGATCCAGTTGATCCGCGAATGCGACGCCTACGACGACGTGAGCGCCGGACGGGTGCAGGCAGCGATCACCAAGTGCCGCAGCCGCTGGGCGTCGCTGCCTGGCGCCGGCTACAAGCAGCGGGAAAACAAGATGGCGGACCTGGTGGCGGCCTACCAGCGTGCCGGGGGAGCCGCCGCATGAACCTGAAACAGAAGCTGCGCGGCATGCGCAAGTCCATGACGATCTGGTTCAACGGCCTGATGCTGGCCGCGCTGCCGCTGGCCGAGTATGCGCGGGACAGCCTTCCGCAACTAAGCGATTATCTGTCACCGACCACCTACAAAACCATTGGTTTAGCAGTGGTGGCGGTCAACATCGTGCTCCGCTTCCGCACCTCGACCAGCTTGGCGGACAAATGAGCGACGAACAGAAAGTGGTGTTCCTGGCCTTCCGCAACAACGCGCCGACCGCGGCGAGCGAAGAAGTCGTCGCCTGCTCCGGCTGCCAGAACAAGACCTGGAAAGCGGTCTACGCGCCGAACAGTGATTTTCCGATGCTGCGCTGCGCCTGTTGCGGCGCGACCGCCGGGCGCTTCGGATGGGTGTCGGACGACCACGAATAGATTTCCAACCGAAGGGAGTTAATCATGATCTACCTGATTGGATTTGCCGTGATGTCGTTCGTCGTCCTGACCTGGGCCACCTGGGACCTTGCCTATTCGCCGCTGGGCCATCCAGATGAGCGCGAGTGATCTGCTGGCGGGCCTGATCCCGCAGCAGTTCAAGCTGCTCGCCGCAGCTGGTGCCGCCGCCGCATTGGTCGGCGCGCTGGCGTGGTATCAGCATCACCTGGTCGAAGAGGGCCGGATCGAGGCGAACGCCAAACATGCACTGGCCGACGCCGCCCGCGAGCGCGCCGAGTACGAGGCCGTCAAACTCGCCAACAGCCAGGTTGCAAGCCGTCAGGCCGCGCTCGACGCGGCGCTCGCCGCACTTGCCGACCGTGAAAGGGACCTACATGAGCAACAACGCCACAACGCTGCTTTGCAGTCTGATCTTGCTGCCGGCCGCGTGCGGCTGCCAGTCGCCGTCACCCTCGCCGGTGGTCATCCAGCCGGCCAAGGTGAGGGTGGCGCCGCTGCCGGACTGGATCCGCAACCCGAAGCTGGAGCCGAACTTGACCCGCAGGCTGCCGGCCGCGTTGTCGAACTCACCGGAACCGGCGACGCCGCCATAGTGCGCCTGAATGCCTGCATCGTGGCCTATGACGCCGCGGCGAAGGCGGTGAATCCGTAACCGCTAGAGCTTGCTGCGGTGCCGTAGCTCCGCAACGACAGCCGCCGTAATCTCCGCCGGGGGATCGGCAGTTGCAAGCTCGTTCACCAGGTCCACGATCTTGTCATTGGCGCGGGCGCTCCAACTACCACCACCCAACGCAAGTTCCAATGTCTCAAGCGACTTCCAATAGGCGGCACAGGCAGCGACAGCACCGCGCAGCGCGTCCGCGTCATTTTGCATGCTCATCAGAACCTCCATCATGTTGAACTCATTATGCCAGCACCTCGCCTGATCGACGCCGTGACTTACCTGCGCATTTTCGAGGAAGGCCGCGCCGCGCGCGCGGCCCCGGCGGACCTGGGCGCGAACCCGTACGACAAGGAAGAGGACGCGCCCGAGTGGCGGGCCTGGCGCAACGGGTGGCGTGCGATGCCGGGGGAGCCGCTACAGGATTATTGAGGGGCTGCTACTGTGCTTCTTCCCGCAGGCGGTCCAGCGCCTCGGCAACATCCCGAATATCCGCCGCCAGCGGGCTACCGGACATAGGAACAGGGAATTTTCCCAGCGAACGGTGGGTGTATCCAGTGTTGACGCTCATGCCGATTGCCTGGCAGGTTTCCTCAAGGGTCAGCCTTGGCTTGTTGTAAATCGCCAAGAGCATGAAAACAGTGTGCATCGGGTGAATCAATCGCTTTATCTGGCTGGGTGGGGAGGAAGTGCGGGTCGGCCCGTACCATCCCAGACCTCGAGCGCGCGCTTCGCCAGGTCGTAGGTGGGGTAGTCCCTGCGTACCTTGTAGCGGCCGTGCTCATCGAGTCCGCCGACGACCGCGCAGGACATCATCAGCCGCGTAATGCCGGCGACGCCGGCTTCTCCCTTGTTTTGCACGTCGAGGTAGCCTTGGAGGGTCAACTTTGCGTGCAGATCGTTTTCAGTCGTCATGTTCCGTCCTGGTCGTTATCAAAACATCACAGTCTCGTTGCCGTGCTCGTCGCGGCGCCGCCCGCTGCCGGGATGGCGATGCCAACCGCTCGGTTCGGTGCCTTCCTTGCCGTCCCAGGCATCGAGCGCCGTTTTGGCCGCGTCGTAGTCCTTGTAACACCAGCGACCGTCGTACGTCGAGCGTTCCAGCCCCGACAGGATGGCATGGGTGTACATATACCGGTAAATGCAGACAAACCCTGCATCGCCCTTCTCCTGCACATCGGTGACGCCAGGTTGCCCGATCCAGTCGTCTAGTTCATCAATCGTTACTTCATTCATACCAACACCAGATTCCATGGAACCGGAATCCTAGCATTGGACCTTGCTCATGCCAAATGGTATTAAACTCGCCCGCTTTGCTGGCCTGTTGCCGCGCGTGCCGGACACGCTGCTGCCGCCGGTGAACGCGACGACCGCGCATAACTGCGACTTTGCCTACGGCGAGCTGCGCAGCGCGGCGGCCGATGTGCCGGAACATGCCTTGGCGGCGAGCGCCGCCAGCATCTACACCGACGACGGCAACTTGTTCTATTCCTGGCCAACCGACGTCAACGCGGTGCGCTCGCCCATGGCGAACGACCTGTTCAACCGCCTCTACTACACCACAACCGGGGATTTCCGTGTCGCGTCACGCGCGAACATGAGCACCGCCGGCGGGCCACCGCCGACCAGCCACCGCGTGGGAGTCCCGCGTCCAGCGGCCGCACCGTCGGTCACGCTGGCCACTTCAGAAGCCACGGCGAACCCGGCGAACGCGGCGACCAACGCCGGCGTGCTGCCGGTCTACATGCACGGCACGCAGAGCACGAACAGCACCGGGTTTGAATACCACGCCCACGCGGGCCAAGGGCCGATGGTCGCCGCCGCGCACATCACGCTGCCCGCTCCCGGCAGCGTGGCCGTGGTGGTCGCCTGGCAGTCGCTGTCGTTCAACCCCGGCGACAACTTCAATGTGCGCGTGGAGGTGTCGGCGGACGGCGCCACGGTACTGGCGCAGTCGGCATCGGGCCTTGCAGGCTACAACGAGTCGCGCATGACGACAGGCGCCGTGACGCTGGGCGCGGGCGAGCACACTTTCCAGCTCAGTTTCGGCAACGACTGGACCAAAGGCTGGTGGTATCTCGGGCAGTGGTCCTTGACCCTGATCCCCGTCAAGATGGAGGGTGAAACGCTCGCGGAAGCGGACCCGCCAGAGGATGTGACGCGCGCCTACGTCTGGACTATGGTGAACGCCTTTGGCGAGGAAGGCCCGCCATCGCCGCCCGCCATGTTCACCTTTCCGCTCGGCGCGGTCGACGTCAGCCTGCCCTACGCCGCGATCGACGCCGAGTACGTGCCGATCAAAGAATTGCGCATCTACCGGACGCCGGACAGTTCCAGCATTGCGGAATATTTCTACGTCGGGAAGATCGACGTGCTGGACGTCCCCGCAGGAACCTTGACCTTCCGCGACGACGTGGCGGCGGCCGAGCTGAACGAGTCGCTGGCCTCGATGAACTACTACGCACCGGATCCGGCGCTGGTGGGCCTGACGCAGCTCCCGAACGGCATCCTGATGGCGTGGAAAGGCAATGAAATGCACTTTTCGGACGCCTATAAACCGTGGTCGTGGCCACCGCAGTACCGGCTGACGTTTGGCGACTACAACGTGGTGGGCGCGATCGCGGTCGGCGCGGCGGCCCTGGTGACGACCACCGGGAAACCCTTCGTGGTCGCCGGTGTCTCGCCCGACTCGATGACCTATTCCGTCCTGAACACCCAGCAGGCGGGCGCCTCGAAATGGGCGCTGGCGGACCTGGGCGGCCAGATCGTGTACGCATCGCATGACGGGATCGTGGCGTTCGATGGCGGCTTGCCGTCGATGGCCATGTCCGAAATCTACTTTACGCGCGACGTGTGGCGCGCCAAGTACGGGCCGGGGCTGGCGAGCATGCGTTTTGCGGTCTGGGACGGGCGCCTGATCGTGTACTCGGCGGAGAATGCCTTTACGCCGTTCATGCTCGGCCTGGACGAAGCCCGCGGGGCGATGACGGAACTGCCGAACCTGCGCGCGCAATGCTCGTTCGTGTCGCCGGTGGCCGACCAGTGCTTCATCGTGAACGGGGCGAGCCTGGTGCGCCTGGCGGGCGGCCCGCTGCTGACGGCCAGGTGGATCAGCCGCACCTTCATCATGCTGCGACCCTGCAATTTCAGCGTGGCGCAGGCCGTGTGCAGCGGTAGCTGGACGGTGGAGTTCTATGCGGACGGCGTGCTGAAGCATACGCAGACGGCTTTGAATGGCAACGAGACGTTCCGGCTGCCGTCCGGCTTCCTGTCCGACCGCTGGCAGGTGGCAATCTACGGCACAGGCACTTTCCGCGAGCTGCGCGTGGCGGAAACGGCGACTGACCTCAAGGCGATGTGATGAACGACCAGGCCGGCAAGATCATTCCAGGTATTCCGCTGGCGGCGCTCGACGCGATCGGGGACGGCAAGGTACGCGACGTGCTGCGCGCGCTGGTGTCCACCCACAATGTCCGCAATAACCTGGCGGGCAGCGGCGACGAGGCCTTCATCACCACGCGCCAGGCGCTGGAGGTGGTGCGCCTGAGCACCTTGGGCGACCAGGGGACGGCGCCGCGGCTGCTCGCGCGCTACGTGAAAGGGCAGGGGGGAGGCACGTTCGGGATGGGCAGTCTGTCCGGCCCGCTCGCCACCATCAACTTGACGCTCGATCGCGTGAGCAGCTTTCAGGCGACCGTGAACTGGTCCACCAGCGGCGCCAGGACGGGCGGCACGCGCGCCGAGATCCACAACGGCAATGGGGTCGTGCTGCTGTCGCAGAGTGACAGCACGCGGGGCGGCTATACCAGTATGCACGCCGCTTCGGCGGGGTTCCGGCTTGAGGCGGGAACCTATGCGCTGACGCTGCATATGGGGAATGACATGGGCGGGAGCTACGTTTTGACGGATTGGGGGATGCTGGTGGCGCCGGTGGCGGGTTGATGCCACCCCGCTCTACAGCCGCACGAACCTGACCTCGATCCGGTAGCCCAGGATCTCCGCGATCTCTGTCGCCAGCACATCCGATAGCACCTGATTTTGCTTCTCAATGTTCGTAATGCTGGTGCGCGTCAGTCCCACCGATTCGGCCAGTTCCGCCTGCGTCATGCCCTTCATCTTGCGCAGCGCCTTGATGGTCGGGCCGAGGGTATTTTTCTTCATCACCGGCCGGATTATAGCGGGTCCACGTCGCCAGCGCGCCCTCGGTCCACCACATCCCAGGCGTTGCGCCGCGGCTTGAACCAGCCGACGAAGCGCCCGCCGCCCTCGGCCCCGGAGAGGTCGCGGTAGGCCGGCGGCGCCAGCTTGACGGCGCGCCCGCGGCGCACGATGTTGGCCTGAGCGTCCCAACTCTTGCCGTCGCGCGTCTCGATGGTCACGCGCACCGCCTCAATGCGCCCTGGGGCGTTGGCCAGTCCGCCGTGCTTGGCGTACAGCGCCTTGACCTGGCCCGGCGTGTAGCCGCTGGGGAGGGTCCAGATTTCCATGACGGACAAGACTGTGTGGGCCTCAAGCGCCTCGACCAGGTTGCGCACCATGAATGCGGTGCGTTCCTTGTCGGCGTCGGTTCTGAACTCGCCCGGCACCATTTCGACCCCGTGCTCGCCGTGCAGGATCGAAAACAGGTGGGGGACGGCGCCGCGTTCGACCAACTGCGCGCGGGCCAGCTTGAGCACCTTGTCGATCTGGGCGATGGTGGCCGCGTCGGGCCGAGGCATTTGTTCGTTTGACATGGGGCGTCCTAGCCAACAAGGTTGATGATTTCCTGCACCTTGGCGTGCAGGCGCAGGCCGTCGTCCCGGCTCAGGTAGTGTGCGGACGTGAAGCAGGGTTGCCCATTCACGCCACGCGGCAGCGCCTGGTCGTAGGCTTCGTAAAAGAACTGGATGTCGTTCTCAAGCAACCAATTCCGTGCCGCCTCATCAATGAACACAAGCACCATGAATACCATCGACAGGTCCTCCGGCCGGCTCATCATCCAGCTCACGAACACCTCGTTGCGGTAGACGCGCTTGGCCAGCTCGGTGATTTCGTCGTCCGTCTTGGGGCGGTAGGCCGACTTCGTCACCGCGGCTCCTTCGCATCGGGCGGAAGCGGCGTCAGCGTCGCCGGGGCGTCCTCCGCCAGGTCGCGGTAGACGCCCTGGCCGTCGCGCAGCAAGGGCATGCTGCCGATCATCATGCCGCCGCTCGGCGTACGCAGCGCGCCCTTGAAACCGAGCATCAGGCTGTTGCCGTTGGCTGATGCCAGCAACACCATCGCCTCGATGGACTGGCCGTTGTAGTCGAGCCGCACGAACTGGCCGCGTGTGTGGTTTTCGCTCACTTCAGCACCCCAAGATCGGCTACCCCGACCATCAGCGATGGCGGACGCGGGATAGCGATGCCGACCGGGCGCCACAGGTGCAGACAGCGCGAGTGGTTGTTCACCCATTCGGATTGCGGGGGATGCAACTGCATCACCGTGTCCTCATCATCCCAGAAAAGCGCCTTAACCTGGCACATTTCGTCCCAGGTCGGGACGCGGTCGGAGCGCGACACCGAAACGTGTTCCCACCCCTCGCCGTCGCTGACGATGACACGCAATTTCTGCTTGTGCGGCAGCGTGACAAGGAAATAACCGTTGTTGCCATGCTCGGGGCCGGTGCCCAGTCGTCCGCTACGCACGCGGAATTGTTCGGGGACGTGGAATGTCACGGTGTTCTCGCTACCTGCCTATATTGGTTTGTCGTTGACCGGGTCGATCTTCGGGGTGAGCAAGCCGAGGTCCCGTTCGATCGCCGCCATGATGTCGAGCTGGGTGTCGCCGTACATGATGACGATTTGGATGTCGGAGTCCGGCACCCCGACGTCACTGAGCTTGATGAGCATGGGGTCGCCTTCCTTCAGGCGCTTGATGTTGCCGGCTTCCAGGCCGAGGATGACGGTGTTGCCGCTGCGGGCCTTAATCATGGCTGATCTCCTGGTGAAGTGCCGCCGGTCCGCGCGGGACCACCAGCACGGCAAAATAGCGCAGATCGGGCGGGTACAGGTGTTCGACTGCGATTTTCGCAATCGTGTCCGCTTGCTCGAAGGTGTCCCAGGTATCGGCCTGGCGCACGTCGGTCACGGTGTACATGCGGGTCACTTCCTCGTCACGGCCGGCGACATAGAAGCTTTCCGCAACCAGGAAGCCACCGTAGACGGCGACGTAGTAGGGCGGTGTCATGGCACCGCCAGGTCCGCACGGCGCCGCAGTCGCTGCCCCAGCGCACGGCGGGCGTAAGGACTCATGAAGACAAGCATGCCGGCCAGTTCAAATACTGCGCCATCGGCGTGCATCGCTGCCAGGTCGGCTCGCACAAACCTCATCAACATGCGCCGCGTGCCCGGCTCGGCGCCCTTCAGCGCACGCCGCAGGTCCGTCTTCATGGTCGATACCTGAAGCAGGTCGCGGCGCGCCAGGCGCACGCCTCTAAGTATCGCCGCCTGCGTCGGCGCGCCCTTTTGATACTCGGGCGAGGCGTAGCGGGTGCGTCTGTAAGTACGTTGCTTCATGTGTTCTTTGCGGTTACGGCGCGCCAGGACAAAAAAACGGGTGCCGCAACGGACACCCGCCAAACCTATTAGCCGAATGAATAGCCGCGTTTAGTATCCGATAAGGGATTACTGCGTGTCAACGGGTTTCACGCTTTCACTTGAACACTTCGGGGAGCGTGCAGTTGGCGGGAGCGCCGACGAACAGCGGCGCGATCTGTGCGGGCGTGTAGCCGGCCAGGCCACAGCCAACGGCGGTGACGAAGAACGACAGCTCAGGGTGCGCCTGGGCGAAGGCGAGGAAGCGGCGCACGTAAGTGGCGATGGCGGGCAACGGCAGCGGACGCAGGCGCGCGTCCTTGGTCGGAATCGCGTAGCTCGATCCTTGCAACCCCTCTGCTTGGCCGTAAATCGCTCCATACTCCTGGCGGGCCGTCAGCGCGGCGCCCTTGCCATGACGCCCGGCCTCGTTCGACCCGAACACGAAAATCATCGCTCCTCCAATGTAAACACGCTGGCACACACCCAGGCATTCAAGCCGGCGCTGCCGGGGACTCTCGGGTCGACGCGCAACATAACGCCGGAGCTGCAGCGGTGATGGATGGCCACCGGGCAGCGCGCGGTGATGACATGGGGGTTGCGCCCCTGGTCGCTGGTAACGCGCATACCGACTTGCAGGCGGTCGAGGTCAAGGGTGGGGGTCAAAACAAGCTCTCCTCAATGGTGAACCAGGCCGCGCCGAGCCAGGCGTCCGGCACGGTCGATCATGACCGCGCCTGGACCTGCTGCCGGATGGCGGCGATGGCGGCACGGTGCGCACGGTCGATGGCGGTGTCACGTGCCCGCTGGCCGCGTGGCTTGCTGCGCACCAGCGTGCGGCGGCGCGTGGCGCGGCCCCAGGCGCGCCCGATGAACTGGCCCTCGCGCGCATTGCGGCTGCGCGGCTGGTGTCCGATGGCGCGCTTGCGTGCCAGCATGGCCATGCCCTCGGCCAGGACGTCCTCGAACGCCTGGTCGAGCGTCACGCCATGGGCGACGGCGCGCGCCGCGATGGCCTTGCGCGCTGCCGGCGACAGGCCCAGGCTCAGGTCGATCCGGTCGTCCGCGGTGCCGGCGACGCCGTTCACGATGGCTCCTGGTCGGCGCCGAGCAGCATCGCCGCGCGCGCCGCGACCGCGTCGGCCTGGGCGCCGCTGTGCGTGTTCGTGTGGCAGCCGCCCTGGCACACGCCAAGGTGGTCGACCAGCGCCGGACCGCAGCCCTCGCACAGCACATACACCTGCTGGCCCGGCGCCGCCAGGCCGGCCAGGTCGCCGAAGCCGGCACGGCTGACGATGTCGAGTAGCTCGAACGCGCACTGTTCGCAGAAGTCCGCCATCAGTGCGCCTCGGGCGACGGGCGCGGCGTGTCCAGGCCGTCCAGGAATTCGCGCAGAACGATGTCGCGGGCGATGGCGGGGTCGAGGCCGGCACTGGCGCATTCCGCCAGGACTTGCGCGCCGAACAGGCCGAACAGGCTGATAGCCTGGGCGCGCGTCAGTCCCTGCGCATTGGCCAGCGCGCCGACACCGTCGAGGAAGGCCTTGGCGCGCACGCGCAGGTCGGCCTGGTCGTCAACCACCGGTTTGCTCCTGATGGTCGGCCTCGACGGCGGCGATGACCTGCCCCAGCAGGTAGTGGGCGCGGACCACGGCGCTGCGCGAAAACTCGCCGCCCGGCTGGCGCAGCAGGTCGACCAGACCGGCGCGCACGGCGGGGCGGGTCAACGCCCCGCATACCGCTCCGAGTTGCCGCGCGAGCTCTGCCAGCGCGCGCTGATCGCCCTCGGTCATGGTAGGTGGGGTAGTGGTCATCGGGTATTCCTTCCTGGTTCAATCTGGTTCATTTCAATCCACAGCGCACACTGCAGGTAGGCCTCGTCGCCCAGCACCGCCCTGACGGCCTTTCGCCAGTTGCAGCGGTCCATGTGGTTGCGCAAAATCTTGAGTTCGTCGCCTATCCGCGTCAACTGTGCCTGATTCTGGGAAATCCGCGCGCCGGCCTCGTCCGCTTCCCTGGTATAGCGGCCGGCGCGGAAGGCGATCAGGGCTGCGTTTTCGTCGGTCAACGTGTGCCGGCGCATGACCAGCTCGATCTCGGCCTCGACGTCGGGCATGTCGCGCAGCCGCTCCCAGAACAGGCTGTCGTCGGCGGTGTCCATCATGCTCGGCGCTCAAATGCTGCCCACGGCTTTTTCCACCAGAACGGCGAACGCAACTCGTCAACCAGCCGCTTTGCCTTCGTAACTGCATAACCAACGGTGCGCGACGAAGCGGGGTCATACGTCACCTTTACCAGCCTCCCGCGCCGATCACGCAGCAGCCGGCGCGTGCGCGCCAGCGAATACACGCGATACTCAAACTTCATCGGTCGGTAATCGTAGCTATTCACTAGCTCGACCCGGAACCCCCGATACAGGAAGCCGCGCATCAGCCGGACCTGGCGCCACGGGCCGCGCATGCTGTAGACGCGCCTCACTCCGGCACCTGGGGATTGTCTTCGACCCCGTGACGCGCCATGATCCACGCGGCGCGCCCGACCGGCTCCATTTCGTCCCAGGTGGCGCGGTAATAGGCTTGGCCGCCCGGCTTTCCATTCTCGCCCAGCGCCTGCACGAAGCCCTGCGCGCCCCATGGCTTGGGCTCGGTCACGACCATCATGCAACCGGCGAACATCGGGTTCCCTGCCTCGGGGGAGAGTTGAACGACATCGTGCTGCTTCAGCGTGGCTTTTTCCATAGTCATGTAATCCCGAAAACAACCTTGATGTGGGCGACGAGTTCGCCCACTTCCTCGCCCGTGTAGCGCTCGTCAGGGCCGATCCTGGTGGAATTGGCGTGCCCATGGATATAGACCTCATAGCCGCCGCCGGGGAACACCTCGATGCTCAGGTGCATGTCATCGCGCCACAGCCTGAGCGAGTCGCGGCTTTCCAGGGAGCGGTCGAGGTCGAAGATGGCCTCGGCACTCACTGGCATGCGCTCCAGGGCGTCCAGAAGCCGTTTCAGTTCCTCACTCATGCGCGTCTTCCTGTTAATGCTGCGTTGCGCCGACGAGCAGCGCCTGTACGTTGAACTGCATCCCCTCAACCATCGCATCAGCCAGGTAGTTGTCGCGCTGCACCTCGCTCCAGCCCTCGACCTGCATCGCGGCCATCGAGAATGCCTTGATGCCGATAGTGGCAGCCCACATCACGCCGCGCGACGACAGCGCTTGCGCCTGCACCGTCTCAAGCATGACCTTGGCTACCGCATCCGCCAGGGAAGTCAACGCGGCATTCGTCTCGGGGTCCATTTTCACGATGGCGTTCTCGTCGTCCATGCGGCGCTGCTCCAGGCAAATAGTTGATAGATACCAAAAGCATACACCGGACTGCGAGGAACTTTCATAAAAGAATTTCTGGATACGGTAGCGCGCCCTAGAATTTCAGGACGCCAACTATCCCCGCGAACGCGCCGGCCGAAGACATGGATTCTGGTTCGACCCACTTCCTGCACATCGCCGCCGGCATCGACGTCGCGCCGCTGCGCGCAGCCCTGCAGGCGAAGCCGCACCTGTTCGGCCAGCACCGGGCGCGCGCTGATAGTTACCAGTCCCCGCACGTCGGAATGATGGACATCTGGGTGCGCTACAACCACATCGACAACCTCGGCCCGCACTTCAACGACGAGCACGACGCTGTGTGGTATCCGGGCTACAGGGAGTTGCCGGCACTGCGAACGATCCTGTTCACGCTGATGTACATCCTGCAAGGCGAACGCCTGGGCGGCGTCCTGATCACCAAGCTCCCGCCGGGCGGTGAAATCGCCCTGCACGTCGACCGCGGCTGGCACGCCGCCTATTACGAAAAATTCTACATCCCGATCCAGAACGACCCGGGCGCGCTGTTCCACTTCCCCGAGGGCGACCTGGTGGCAACGCCGGGGGACCTGTTTTGGTTCGACAACAGCGTGCCGCACGGCGTCACCAACGGGTCCGGGGTCGATCGGCTCGCGCTGATCGTATGCATCAAGACCGACCTATTCAAGGGACTCCGCCATGGTTGATTTGCAGATTGAACACCATTTTTCCGGGCGCGAGTATGCCCGCAAGATGGTCCTGCCCGCCGGGCACAAGGCGGACACGCACCGCCACAACTTCGACCACCTGAGCATTCTGGCCAGCGGCATCGCCCGCGTGACCGTCGACGGCGAAACCACGCTGCATATCGGCCCGGAGTGCCTGACGATCCGCGCCGGCGCCGTCCACTACATCGAGGCCGTCACCGGCATCGTCTGGTACTGCATCCATGCGACCGACGAAACGGACCCGGCCAGGATCGACCACGAACTGATTAAGGAGAGCTGATATGCCATGGGCAGCAGCAGCAGCGGTGGCGTCCGCCGTGGTCGGAGGCGTCGCGTCCGACAAGGCATCGAAGCGCGCATCGGAATCCCAGCAGGCGGCGATCGACGCAAACGCCTACCAGGGCCGGATCGCGCAGGACCAGTGGGACGCCTACAAGGCCAATTACCAGCCGCTCGAAACGCAGATGGTGGCCGACGCCAAGAATTTCGACAGCCCCGAGGCGCGCAACGCCGCCGCCGCCGAGGCGCAGGCCGGTGTTTCCAGCGAAATCGGCAAGGCGCAGGCCCGCTTGTCGCGCACGGTCGGTTTCGATCCGTCGTCGGCAGCCGCGCAGGCGGCGCAAACGAACCTGGCCCTGTCCGGCGCCGCCATGGGCGCGACCGCGCAGAACACGGCGCGCAAGCAGGTCAAGGACACCGCGTACGCCCACCAGCTCGACATGCTCGGGATGGGCAAGGGTCTGGTGGCCAACGCTTCGACCGGCTTCGCCAGCGCGGCCAACACGGCGAGCGCGATCGCCAACAGCCAGCAGCAGATGGCCAACGGCCAGGGCGCGGCCGCCGGCCAGCTCGCCGGCGCGGTGGTCGGCGGGCTGCAGAAGGTCGATTGGAACAAGTTCATGTCGGGGTCGAACGACGGCGTAGGCAGTTCGGCCAGTTATGCCGACAACGATTATCTGAGCTCGTAGCGGGCGGCCCGATGAACGCCACCATGCCGGACCCCTGTGCATGGATGCGCCTGTGGCGACTGCCGAGGCGCGCGTTCAAGGGCGGCACACCGGAGCGCCTGTCGGCGCGGGGGCGATACCTGCTTGGCCGCAGTTGCGAGCGCTTCGAGCGCCGTGCGCGCGCTATCCGGGAGGCGCGCGTGCTGACCATGGAGATCGGTCACGTCGAGTCGATCCGGTTCGTCCTGTCGCCCCTCATCGAAGTCACAACCACCCCGGTAGGGGAGTAGGAGCGCAACATGGGTTTTGGGATCAACTGGACCGGCGCCGCCGCCGGGTACAACGCCTACCGCGTCGAGCAGCGCCGCCAGGAAGACGAGGAACGCCGCCGCCGCGCCGACGCGCAGCTCGAGAAGGACCACGCCTACCAGGACGAGGTTCGATCGCGCCAGCGTTACGAGTGGAGCGAGACCGATCGCGTGCGCGACCAGAACAAGGCGACCGCGTCGAAGTATTGGGAGGACCCTGCTGCCGACAGCACCGCCGCAGCGACCGCAAGCACGCCCGCCGCGCCTTCGGCGCCGTCGACCGGACCCGCCGCGCCGGATGACGGCGGACCCCAGACCATGCCAGTGGCCGACCCAGCGGCGGACATTGCCCCGGCCCCGATGGCAACGGCATCCAAGCCGCCGGTGCCGCTGGTCGATGGCCTGGAGGGAGCACCGCCGCAGCGCGCGATCGCGCCGGACATGACGGCGGCACCGCCCGCCGCAGCCGCACCGGCAGCACCTCCAGCCGCCGCACCGGCAGCACCGGCAGCGGACAGCGTCACGCCATCCCTGCAGCAGCCGGCGGGCATCCCGAAGCCGCGCGACATGCGCAGCATGCTTGGCATGTACGAGACGATGCTGAACTCCGCCGCCAAGCGCGGCGACGTCAACCCGCAGGCCTACGTGCAGACCCGCGAACTCCTGAACAAGATGCGCACCGAGGGCGTGACACAGGCAATGGAGGCGTTCGGGCGCGGCGATTTCGCGGGCGGCATGGCCTTGTACAACGGGCTCGGAGAGAACCGCGGCCGCATCGTCGGCACGCCGCAGCAGGCGACCACTACGCTGCCGAACGGCATGGAGGTGCCCACCTGGAAGCTGCAGATCGCCAACAGCGACGGCAGCCGCACCGACATCGACACGGCCCTGAACCAGTTCCAGGCGATGGGCCTGAAAGACCGGCTCGACGTGATGGACAAGGCCGCGCAGCGCAAGAGCGACGGCGAGTACAAGACCACCATGGCGGAAGCAGCCAAGCAGAACGCCGAAACCACCGCCGGCTACCGCCGGGACCAGAACGCCCACTACGAGCGCGAGGACCGGAACAAGGCCGCAGAGATCGCGGCAAAGCACGCCCAGAGCGCCGAGCAGGCCGCGAACTGGACCAAGGAAGCCGACGCCTACCTGGTATCCACCACCAAGACCAAGGACCAGGACGGCAACGAGGTTTACGACGGCGACGGTTTTACTTTCGCCAAGACGGTCGGCATCGACTACGCCCGCCAGCACGGCGGCGACGCCATGAGCGGCGCCGGCGTCGCGGTGGGCGTGAACAACCAGCTCAAGGCGCTGGCCGCCGCCGACGTCGCCAAGAATCCGAAGCTGGACCTCGCCACCGCGCTGCGCAATCGTCGCGCCGAGTACCTGAAGCATGCGATCCGCGCCACGCCGGCGCAGGGTGGCGGGCAAGCAGGGCCGGAGCAGGCGAATTTCGGGGGCACCTACGGCGCCGCCGCGAAGCGCGCCGGCGATGCACTCGGGGTCGACCCGAACGTGGTGCTCGCGCAGTGGGGGATGGAAACCGGCTGGGGCAAGTCCATCGTTCCGGGCACTAACAACCTCGGCAACATCAAGGACTTCACGGGCGCGGGCGTCGAGGCGACCGACAACCAGAACGGCAGCGTCGACAAGTACCAGCAATTCGACAGCCCGGACGTATTTGCCGATCACTATGTTGACCTGATCCGCCGCAAGTACCCGGGCGCGATGGGCGCGGGCGCGGACGCGGCCAGGTTCGGTGCCGCGCTGAAGGCGGGCGGCTACGCCGAAGACCCGGACTACGCCGCCAAGGTGCAGGCGAGCTACCGGATGCTGGCGAACAAGGCCGCACCGTCCGCCGCGCAGAAGCCGCCCGGCAAGCCGGCGGCGAAGCCAGCGGCGCCGGCAGGACCAAGCGATGAGGCAATGACGGAAGCATGGGTAAATGACAAGCTGATCGGCCCCCTCGACGGCCCCGCCAAGTACCAGCAAATCGCTACGACCCACCCGAATCCGGCTGTCCGCAAGGCCGCCGCACGACTGTACGCAAAGGCGCAAGAGCAGGCCGGCGGTGCCGACCCGATCGCCAGCATGCCGCTGTAACCGAAGAAGACAAGGAATTTCATGGCCACCAAGAAACCGCAAGCCCCGTACCTGACCGACACCCGCAGCACGCTCGACTTCGACGCCGGCCAGGCGTGGCTCGACTCCCAGATGGGGGAGGCACAGGCCAAGGAGCCGGAACAGGCCGGTGTGCTGCGCACGGCTGGCGACGTTGGTATCAAGCTGGCACAGGGCGCGGTCGACCTCGGGCAGTCGGTGGTCGGTGTTGGAAGCCTGGCGACGGGCGGGCTTGTTGGCCAGGGGATGCGCGCGATCGGCTATGACCCGGAGGCGACCAAGGCGACGCTCGGCGAGTACCTGAGCGACAGCCAGAAGGCGGCGGACGAGAAGGTGGCGCAGGCCGATGGGTTTGTCGATTCCATCATCGCCTCGCTCGAAAACCCGCGCTCGATCCTCGGCGGCATTGCGGAATCGGCGCCGGGAATGCTGGGCGGCATGGGCGTGTCCGGCGCGGTCGCGCGCCGCATCGGCGTCAAGGCGGCGCTCGCCACCACCGAGGGCAAACTGGCGGCGCAGCTGGCGACGGACGCCGGCAAGTCGAGCGCCGAAGCCGCAGCGGCCGCGCTCAAGACCACTGCGGGCAGGACCGCCGCAGACGCCGCCATCAAGTCCAACTCGACCGCCTTGCTGGGGATCAGCGCGGGATCGGAAGGCGCGCAGAGCGCCGGCCAGATCGCGGACCAGGCGCAGGGCAAGGGACGCGGTTACACGGACTACGCGGCACCGGCGATCGGCGCAGGCGCGCTGACCGCGGGGATCGGGCTGGGCGCAGGCCGCCTGTTTGGCGACGCCGCCACCGACATGGCGACCGGCGCACGCACCCTGAAGGGCAGCCTGCCTGCCAAGATCGGCAAGGAAGCATTCAGCGAAGGCGTGGCCGAGGAAGCGCCGCAGTCCGCCCAGGAGCAGTATTTCACCAACGTGGCCGAGGGCGAGCCCGATCGCACGAAGGGCGTCGGCAACGCCGCCGGCAGCGGGGCGGTCGTGGGCGCCGTCATGGGTGCCGGCATGGCCGGGATGCACGGCAAGGACCACCCGCAGGCCGCACAGGCGGCGGCGCAGCCACCGGCCTCCCCGCTCCAGCCGCCCGTTCTTCCTCCGAACGCCGGACCGATGCAGCGCGCCAAGCACGCGGCTGACATGCAGTTGTACGAACAGGCGCAGCGCACCGCGCAGGTCGGCGCAATCCCCTACGAGCGAACCGCCGTGCCCGAGGCACCGGCGGCCCCGGCTGCATCGGGACTCGAACTAGCGCCGCAGGACGAGAATGCGCTGGATTTCCAGGGCGACCACAACATGCGGGGCGCGCACAAGCGCGCGCCGGTCACGCCGGTCCAGGAAGGGCAACCGGCTGCACCGCAGTATGACAACGGCATCGACTTCAAGGAGCCGGATATTGCCGCGCCGGACCCGGCAACGGGCGAAATCGATCCGGTTGCGCTCCTGGTGAAGGTGGACGACCGCCTTGCACAGTTGCGCGAGATCGGGCAGGGCCGTCCAGCACAGCAAACCGTCGACGCACTCGGCAGGCCGAAAAACATCCCGGCCATCGCTGCGCGCGCCTATACGCCCGAAGAAGAAGCCGAATTCAAGAGCCTGCAACGCGAACGCGCTGCCCTGGCGCAGGGGCCGTCGCGCCATGACAAGCTGCGTCAGCTGGAACCCGCCATCGAGGCGTCCGAGGAACGCCGCATCCATGAGGATGACGAACGGATCGCCGCCGAGCAGGCGCAGGCGGCGGCTGCCGAGCAGCAGGCCTACCTGCGCATGCAGCACCTGAAACGCCAGGCCGAACTCGACGCCATCCATGGCCGCGTCGAGGCCCACCAGGCGACGCAGTCGCGCAACGCGCGCATGGACATTCTCGACCAGGTGCTGACCGACCTGGGCGACGCCCCGCCGGAAAGAAAGCTGGCCGCATTCACGGCCCGCCTGCGCCGCGAGGGTTATCGGAACCAGGCGCCGACGCCGGAGGAAATCGAGCACGCCGGCCGGCACGCCGCGTTGGCCCACGCCCTCACCACGCCGGAACCCGAATACGCCGCTCCGAACGAGCTGGTGGACGCGGTGCCCGAGCGCAAGCCCGCCGCGCCGGTAGCAAAGGGCAAGACCGCCGCCGCGCCGGCGCTGCCGCCGGACCTGATCCCGCTCGCGCAGCAGGCGAAGGACGGGACCGCGTTCTGGAAGGCGCTGAACAAGGCTGGCGTGCCGGTCGGGCAACGCAAGCCGCTGATGGAGGCCTTCAAGGCATTCGCAAAAGGCGGGCGCAATGTCGATACTGCCGCGCCTGTTGCCACCGCTACCGAAGGAGTCGAGCATGGTGTACCGACAACTGATGAAGCTGGAGAAGGACACGCCGCTGGAGCGGAGGATGCGCAATCCGGCACCGCTGACGCCGCTGGGGAACCCGGTGCTGTGGGCGCTGTACCTGCAGTGGATGCCGAGGCCGAGCCGGCTGCACTGAACGAAGCACCGGCGGCGCGCCACGAGCGGCCACGCACCCAAGTGGATGACAACCACGATGCATGGACCGCGAACTACGACCGGGTTGCCAACACCGACGACCTGACCACGATCGCCACGGTCGACCTGGAGCGCGCCGGAGCGTGGGCGAACAGGAAACGCCAGAGCGAACAGCGGAAGGGCTGGAACGGCGCGCCGGTCAACCAGAATCTGGTCGGCGCCCTTCAGTCGGAAGAAGACCGCATCAAGGCCGAGGTGAAGAAGCGGCGCGACGCCGAAGAGCGCACAGCGGCACCGACGCAGCCGGCGGCGGAACTGGCTGGGGAGAAAATCGACAAGGAATGGACAGCGTTCGCGCCGGAAACCGGCACGCTGGGCATCCCGCGCGCCGACATGCCGCAGATCAAGGCGGAGCACCGCGGTGCGCTGACGCAGTTCCTGCTGGGGCGCGGCATCGCGCACGAACAGGAGGAAGTGGAGCCGGATACGCTCAAGCCGACCCAGCGCGAGTTTTCCATCGCCAAGGTCGAGCAGGCCAAGGACTTCCAGGGCGGCGACCGCGCGATCCTTGTGTCGTCGGACGACTACGTGCTCGACGGCCATCACCAGTGGCTCGCCAAGTACGAGCAGGACGACCCGGTGCGCGTGATCCGCTTCGACGCGCCGATCCGCAAGCTGCTCGCGGCGGCGCGGGAGTTCCCAAGCGCCGAGGCGGCGGAGGGGGCGACGGTTGTCGCGCAGCCGGCTTCGCAGGAGACGGCACCGAAGCAGGAAGCCCACCCGGCGGCACCACGTTCCACCAGCGCGGCAGTCAATGAATTCATCGACGGCAAGCGCGACACGCCGCCGAGCATCGAAGAGGTTGCAGCGGAACAGGCTGACGCCCAGCCGGAAGCGCCCGCCATCGACCCGCTCGACGCTGAATTGCAGGACGCGCTGGGGCACCTGGGCGACGTGCTGGGCGATGTGTTCGGCTCCAAGCTGAACATGACCGGTAAGCAGCACGGTGCGGGCGACTTGCTGCCGGCGCTGTCGAAGGTGATCGAGCTGCTGGTCCGCAAGGGGTTCCGCACGTTCGCCGCCGCTGTCGGCGCTTCGGCCAAGGCGATGCGCGGCAACCCGGCTGTGGCCCCGCATGTGGACCAGATCAGCGCGCGCCGCTGGAAAGCAGCCTACAACGCGATTGCCGAGGATCACGAAGACACCGATAGCCAGGAAGTCGTTGCCGCCATGCCGGACGAGGAGGTGATGCGGCTGGTGGCGGGGCAAGCCGCTGAACAGGAAGCGCCGGCGCAGCCGGCACCGAATGGCCGCGAAGCGGGCACGGACTGGCATGTATGGTGGAAGTCGCTGACGCCATACGGTCGCCGCCTGGCGATGGGAGACGCGGGCGTGACCCGCGCGGATGGCTCCAAATACCCGGACCGGATTCTGTGGGATCACATCACGTCCCCGGACCGGGCCAAGCTGCAGGAGTTGTACAAATCCGGTTGGGACCCGGACGCCGAGCGCGACGCCGAAAAGGCGGGACAGGCAGGCAAGCCGGACATGGTGGCCGCCGAGCTGGTGACGCCGGAGCCGCCCGCCGTGGACGAGCGCGAGCGTGCCCGCGTCCTGGCCGAAATCTACGAGAACGCCGGCGACCCGGTGGACACCAACGGCCAGTTCAAGCCAGGCGTCTACGGCACCCCGGAGCAGCCGCTGAAGTTCGTTTCCGGCATGAGTGCGCCAGGCGACTACAGCAAGCTGTTCGGAAACGGCAAGAACGTCGGCATTTCCATGTTGGAGCTGTCGAAGGTATCCATCCCACGTATTGCCGAGCAGTTGGCAGCGGCGCCGGGTTCTTACCTGTTCGTTGATTCGGGCGCATTCTCGATCTTCATGCGCAACATCAAGGAGCAGGGCACGGCGGAGCGCGAGCAGCGCGAAATGGGCGAGGCGGCGAAGCTGGACCACGACGCCCTGATGCAGCGCTACGAGGACCTGTCGCACGCGATCAGCAAGGCCAGCGGCGGGATGGCGAACGGCCGCGCCTTCTTCGTCATGCCGGACATCGTGGGCGATCAGGCCGGGTCGCTCGACCTGGTGGCCCGCTATGCGGAGACGATCAACGGCTACGGCGTGCAGGCGATCATCCCGCTGCAAGGCGGCGAGCTGTCGCTGACCGAGGCCTACGAGCAGATGATGCGCAACCTGGGCATGGACCCAGCGGCCGACATTTCCCCGATCATCGGCATCCCGTCGCAGGCCGAGGCGGTGTCGAATGACGAGCTCACGGACCTGATGCGCAAGTACGGCGACAACATCCATGCCGTGCATATCCTGGGCGCGGTGTCGGAGTCGCGCCTGCAGCCGCGCCTGGACGCCCTGATCGCCGCCGGATACGACGGCAACGTGTCCGCCGACGCCAACCGACTGCGCGCGCTGATCACCCAGAACCGCCCGCGCCCGCAGGCGATGAAGCACATCATTCAGTCGGACATGGCGGATGGTTCGCCGCAGCCGCGCGTGGTGCGCGATGACCAGCGCCCGGATCCGGTGGAGCCTCTGAGCGAGCTGGAAAAGCGTGCGCGCAGCGCAGAGACAGTCGAGCCACACGAACCAGAACTGACGACGCAGGAACTGAACCGCCTGTCGGTCAAAGCCATGAGCGACGCGCAGCTCCTGCGCGCGCAGAAGGAACTGCCGAAGCGGGCCGATCCGATCGCCAAGGAAATGCAGCGGCGCGGGCTGACCGCACCGGCGGCGACGCCAGAGGCGGAAGTGAAGACGCCTCGAACGAATGTCCGGTGGGCGAGCCTGGCGGACTGGCTGGATGGCTGGCGCGCGATCGACAACCGCGCCGCCTCCAGCACGCGACACCAGCAACTCGCGGCCCATTTGAGCGCGCTCGGTGAACATCTGGACCTGATTGCGACTGCGCCAGCCGACGTGCTCGCGCAAGCGAAGCCATTGATCGAACGGTTGCAACCTGGTCGTGGCCAACGCGATGGGCATATCACCACCACTCTTCTGCAGTTGATCGGAACGAGGCTGGGTGAACTGAACTCGGCGGAATCGAACACCGCAGCGGCGAAGGCACCGGCGGCGAAGCCGGCCGCGCCACCGACCAAAACCGGCAACGATCCGGTGCTGCACGACGATTGGGGCGTCCAGTACATCGACGGCTACACGCCTACTCCCGGCGGCAAGAACGAGCAAACGGACTACGGCCTGCGCGGCGGCGTCAAGGATGCTTTCCTCAAGGACGCGACCAGCTACCTGAAAGCGGTGGCCAAGGCGCTGACCGTGGAGGGGTTCGTGCCGCACACCGACAGCAAGGGGAAGCCTGCAAGGGTTGTCAGCGTCAACGAAGGCGGTCCCGCCGTGTCGGGTGACGCGATGCTGACCATGTTCCATCCTGGCATGAAGCGCGGCATCTATATTACTATCGGCGGCGAATCCCTGGGATTCGTCAATTCGACCAAGTCGAACGCCAGCGTGATGATGCGCGTGACCAAGGAAGGGGATCGTTTTAGCGGCGGAGAGAACCGCTGGATGCCGGTCAACCTGCCGGCGTCCGAGCTGGCCGACCGCGCCCGCGATGCGGTTGCGCAAGCGGCTGGCGTCCAGACCAAAAATAGTGCAGCATCGGCAGGTGCCGCACAGAAACCAGGGGAACCAAGCGACGATGGAAACGGCCAGCAAGGAATGGCGCAAGCAGATCCTGCAGGAGTACCTGCGGATGCGCCACAACGACGAGACGCTGCACAACCGGGAAATGCACCAGCACATCCTGGCGACGTGGCAGCGCGACAGTCCGAAGCTGTGGGCGAGCCTGCAACGCCTGCAACTGGCGAACCAACTGGCGTACGTGCTCCAGCAGCGCATGTGGAACCGGCAGAAGGAGCTGATACACGCGGGCATGCCGGTGACGGACGCCCGCGAAATGGCGGAACGCGAAATACTGATGCTGGAACCGGAGCAGGACGTTCCCGACCGCAGCCCGCCGTGGACGCCGCCCCTGCGGCCAAGGCTCCGACCAGTGTAAGCCCTGCCTACACCGGGCCGGGCGACTTCCATATTGCCGACCCGCTGAAAATCGTCGGCGGCGGCCAGAAGGCCCGTTTCGACAAGAACCGCGCCGCGCTCGAGCTGCGCAACCAGTTGCTCGACGCCGGCCGCGCGCCGACCGTCGAGGAACAGGAAGTGTTGGCGGGCTACACGGGCTGGGGTTCGTTCGGCCAGGACCTGTTCCAGGGATCGTGGCAGCGTCCGGCGCCGAAACAGGGCTGGGAAGACCGCGACGCCTGGCTGCGCAACAACCTCGGGCAAGCCGAGTGGGAGGGCATGCAGCGCTCCATCATCAACGCCCACTACACCGACCCGCCGACCGTCATGGCCATGTGGGACATGGTCAAGCGCATGGGGTTCACGGGCGGGCGCGTGCTGGAGCCGGCGATCGGCATCGGCAACTTCTACGGCATGATGCCGCCGGACCTGGCCAGTCGCAGCCAGCGCGCCGGCATTGAGCTGGACCCGGTAACGGGCAGTATGGCGCAACTGCTGTATCCGCAGGCGAACATCCAGATCAAGGGCTTCGAGCAGTCGAAGACCCCGGACAACTTCTACGACCTGGTGATCGGCAACTGGCCGTTTGCGAACGTGTCGCCGGCCGACCGCCGCTACAACCGCCTGTCGCCGGCGCTGCATGACTATTTCTTCCTGAAGGCGCTGGACCAGACCCGGCCCGGTGGCCTGGTGGTGGGCATCACCAGTGCGTTCACGATGGATAAGAAAGACCTCGCCATCCGCGCCGAAATGGCACGCAAAGGTGAGCTGGTGGCCGCATTCCGCCTGCCGTCCGGCGCGTTCAAGGAATACGCCGGCACGGAAGTCGTGACCGACATCATCATCCTGCGCAAGCGCGCGGAGCCTGCCGGCATCGTGGCGAACGACGGCTGGATCGAGTCGAAGCCGCACGCCACCCCCGAAGGCACGGAAGTCAGCGTCAACGAGTACTTCCACAAGAACCCCGACCATGTGATCGGCACCATCGACTTCGGCAAGGGCACGTCGATGTACGCCAGCGGCGCCATGGTCGTGCATCGGCCCGACAACATGCTGGAGCACCTGCGCCGCATCGTGGACCTGGTGCCCGAGAGCGCCTACCAGGCCGACACGCGCGGCAAGCAGATCAGCTATGTGGCCAACCACACGGGCGACCGCACCGGCGCGCTGACCAAGACCGATGACGGCCTGTTCATCGTGCATGGAGAGTACCTGGCCCCGGCGGGCGAGGTGGTCAAGTATGCCGTGAAGGACCCGAAGACGACCGCGAAGCGCGAGGCCCAGCTGGAAGCCCTGATCGACATGCGCCGCCTGTACGGCGCGCTGATCGAGGCCGAGCGCAAGGGCGACGCCAGCGCCGAGCGCACCGCCCTGCGCGACGTGTTCGAGGCGTTCAAGCTGAATTTCGGGCATTTTTCCGAGTCGTTCGGCCTGGACTACCTGCGCAAGATCGACGACCCGTTCTATCCCGCGCTGGCTGCGCTGGAAACCAGCGTGGACAAGGGCGACGGCACGCGCACCTACCGTCCGGCGGCGATCCTGGCCGAGAGCACGATCCGCGGCAGCCGGAAGATGGACAATCCTGGCATCGCGGACGCCTTCGTGCTCGCCCGCAACGACTCGGTGAACCCGTCGCCGGCGCAGATCGCGGAACTGGCCGGGGTGGACGAAGCCACCGCGCGCCGCGAGCTGGTCGAGGCTGGCGCCGCCTTCGAGACGCCAGCGGGTGACTTCATCCCGTCCGATATGTACCTGTCCGGCAACGTGCGCGAAAAGCTGCGCCAGGCGAAGGCCGGGCTGGAGCAGGGCAACCAGGCGATGCAGCGCAACATCGCCGCGCTGCAGAAAGTACTCCCCACCGACATCCCGTACTACAAGATCGAAACCCAGATGGGCGCTACCTGGGTGCCGGCGCAGGTGTACGCCGACTACGTGGCGCACATGCTGGGCCTCCCGGACACCAGCGAGGTCGACGTGAAGTTCCAGGCGGGCCGCTGGAGCGTGCAATTCCCGGCCGCGTTCAACCACCGCGCCGAGGCGTCCAGCGGCTTCGGCATCGGACACATCACGTTCAAGCGCCTGGTGCGTGCGGCGATCGCCAACCAGACCGTCACCATCAGGAAAGACGATCCGATCACTGGCGGCACCTACGTCGATGACACGGCAACCAAGGAAACCAACGCCAAGATCGCGGACATGCGGCTGAAGTTCGGGGAATGGCTGTGGTCCGATCCGGCGCGCCGGGTGGACCTGGAGCGCGAATACAACGAAGTGCGCAACTCGTTCGCCACGCCGCACTTCGACGGCTCCTTCCTCTCCTTCCAGGGCATGGCCCTGTCGCTCGGGCGCGGCCCGTTCAACCTGCGCGAGCACCAGGCGAACATGATCTGGCGCGCGCTGGTGACGCGCAAGAGTCTGGGCGCGCACGAAGTCGGCACCGGCAAGACCTTCACCATGGGCGGCATCGCGGTCGAGTCGCGCCGCTACGGCATCGCCAAGAAGCCGCTGATGTTCGCGCACAACGCCAACAGCAAGTCGGTGGCAAGCGAAATCCAGATGATGTACCCGGCGGCCAAGATCCTGTACGTCGATAACCTGTCGAAGGACAACATCAAGGTCCGCATGGCGCAGATCGCCAATGACGATTGGGACCTGATCGTGATCCCGCACTCGCTGATCGACCGCATCGGCTTCAAGGAAGAAACCTTGATGGCCATGGCGCAGGACGACATCAACGACCTGGAGATCGCCGCCAAGGAAGCGGCGGACGAGGATGGTGTCACGATCGACCAGGATATGTGGGACGACCCGGACGAGCTCAAGAAACTGCGCTCGCCCACCGCCAAGGAACTGGTCAAGCAGCGCATGCGCATCCTTGAGACGATCCGCAAGCTGTCGCAGCAGGCCAGCCGCGAGGATTCGGTCGCCTTCGAGGATATGGGCGTCGACATGATCCTGGTGGACGAGGCGCACGAGTTCAAGAAGCCTCCGATTGCCACCAAGATGAAGATGAAGGGGCTGCAGACGCAAACCTCGAACCGCTCCATCGCCATGTCCTTCATCACCAAGTATGTGCGCGGCATGAACAGCGGCGGCAACGTCCACCTGTTCACGGGCACGCCCATCACGAACACCATGACCGAGGTGTTCCACATGATGCGCTACATGATGCAGGAGGAAATGGCGCAGAACGGGCTGGCGGATTGGGATGGCTGGTTCGGCTCCTTCGCCCGCGAGGTGAACGACGTCGAACTGTCCTCGACCGGCGAATACGAGGCCGTGACCCGCCTGCAGGCCTTCATCAACGTGCCGGAACTGCGCCGCATGATCGGCCAGTACATGGACGTGGTGTTCGCGGACGACATGCCGGAAATGCGCCCGCGCGCCGTGAACGGCAAGACCATGGCCGACAAGACCCTGACGGACGAGGAACGGGCCGAGCTGCTGGACGGCCGCACCGAGAACGCGCAGGACCGCCCCTACAAGAAGGTAGTCAATACATCCTCCGATATGTCGCCCGAGCAGGTGCGGGTGTTCCAGGAGGTGCAGGCACTAGCCCGCGCCTGGCGCAACATGAGCAAGAAGTCGCGCAAGGAGGCGATGGACAACGGCGCGCGGGAAGTGCCGATCATCCATGACGCGATTGCGGAAAAGGCATCGTTCGACGTGCGCCTGGTAAATGCGATCCAGAACGCGGGGCTGGAAGGCACGCCGGAAATGGCGCCGCACCCGGCATCCAAGCCTGCGCGCGTGGTGCAAAACCTGATCGACATCTATCGCGGGTCGCCCGTCGCCAACCAGGTCGTGTTCATGGAACAGGGCATGTCCAAGACGGTGACGCGCTCCGAGGGTCCGAAGGGCCAAAAGCGGCCCGTCAGCTACCCGGCCTTCTCGACCATGCTCGACATGGTGGAGCGCCTGGTGCAGGCCGGGATCCCGCGCGAGCAGATCGCCACTGTGACCGGTGCCACCAGCAAGGACAAGCGGAAGGAAATCGCTGACGCCATGAACAGCGGGAAGATCCGCATCGTGTTCGGCTCGACCGATTCTTTGGGCGTGGGTGTGAACATGCAGCGCAACCTGCGCGCCATGCACCACATGGATGCGCCATGGATGCCGGGCGAGCTGGAACAGCGCAACGGGCGTGGCCACCGCCAGGGCAACCAGTGGAACACGGTGCTGGAATACCGCTACCTGACCGACCGCCTGGACGGGCGCCGCTGGCAGGTGCTGTCGATCAAGCAGCGTTTCATTACCGAGTTCATGAAGTCCAAGGGTGAGGTGCGCGTGATCGAGGGCGATGCCGCCTCAGACGAGCAAAGCGACCTGGTATCGACGTTTGCCGACGCCGCCGGCGATCCGCGCGTGCTGGTGCGCGAGAAACTGAAAAAGAAACTGGAGCAGTTGCAAAGCCGCGAGCGCCTGCACACGCAGGCGCAGGTCGATGCTGCCGGCATGGCCAAGCGCTTGCGCGAGAAGATCGAGCGCGAACGCCGCACGCTGCCGGACCTGCAGGCGTCGGCGAAACAGGCGGCGGACCTGCTCGACCTGCAACGCGGCGACACCTTCACCATGACGGTGCAGGGCCAGGACTTCGACAAGCGCAGCGAGGCATCCGACCATATCGCGCAAAAGCTGGCGGCGACGCTGCGCAAGGGCCAAGACGTCGAGATCGGGACGTATGGCGGGCTGCCGCTGCATGCGCGCTGGGGGCACTGGTCCGGCACGCCGGAACTGTACCTGGTTGTGGGTAGCGAGACGGTGGAGAGCAACGGCCCCAGCTTGCCGAGCCTGGAAAGCAACCTGCGCTGGCTGCGCGACGAGCAGGCGCGCCGCCGGGAAGAGGGAATCGCGGACGACGAGCGCGCCCTCGGCCACAACGAAACCGTCATGCGCGAGCCGTTCCACCTGGGTGACAAGCTGGCCGCCGCCCAGAAGCAACTGGATGACCTGGAACGCGACATCACGATGAACCCGGTCGCGCCACCGTACTGGTTGCGCACCGGCGCGCCGATCGACACGGCCGTGTACTGGCAGGGCAAGGAGTTCGTCGTGACCGGCCACCGCTGGAGCAAGGACGGCTGGTTCGTGCTCGCCAGCGACGAGCAGGGGGAGGTCGTGATCCCGTACCTGAAGGCCGAGGACTCGCAAGGCATTCCGGTGTACGAGGAGAGGGATTTTGAGTCTCCAGTCGTGCAGAATACGGCATCGGATCGCCCGGTGCTGGACAAGGACAGCCGCTTCAAGGTGCAGTCGGGCGAGGAATACCAGGCCTCCATCGGTGCGCCCGTGCGCCCAGAAATGATGAACCGCTACTTTGTGGTGACTGAGGGTGGATTTTTCTTCCAGGGCGTGCCGGACGACGGCTTCGACTCAAGAGAGACGGCGCTGGCATGGGTGCAGGAGAAGACCGGGCGCAAGACCCTGAATCTCGGTGGCGACTTCGACATGGACCTCGGGCAGCCTGGCATGATGGGCAACCTGCGGGCCGGCGACACCAAGGCCTTCCGCACCTGGTTCGGGGATTCCAAGATCACCAACGCGGACGGTACGCCGAAGGTGGTGTACCACGGCACGATGAACAGCATCGACGGCGCGCTGCGCCCAGGCGACCAGCCGCACAGCGCCGGAATCTTCTTCACGGCTTCGCCAAGGATCGCCGGTGACGTGTACGCTGGCGGGGCGCGTGGTTTCGACTTGGAGCCGATCAGGAAGAAACTCGATGCCATGGGCTTCGGCACCACCACCCCTGACGCCGCCGTGACCGAGGCCGCCCAGAAATGGGCCGACAAGGTACACAAGCAGAACCGCTATTTCGACTGGCTGCCGGAAGAGGACAGCGGGAGCTACGCCGAGCAGATCGCCACGATGCTGGACAACGCGATCGCGGACGGCAACGAGGATTTGGCGAACGCCGTCGCCAGTGCGCTGGGGGTGTCGATCGCGGCGCCGCTGGAAGGCGGCAACGTGGTCCCCGTGTATCTGCGGATGCGCGATCCGATCGAGGTGGACGGCGCAGGCAAGTCGTTCGATGACGGCGAGCAGGAAGGATGGATCGAGCAGGCGAAGGCCGAGGGCAAGGATGGCGTCATCATCCGCAACTACGATGATGGCGGGTTCGGCCCGATCGACAGCTACCGATCCGCAGGACGCCACACGATCTATATCGCCTTCGACCCTGCGCAGGCAAAATCCGCAATCGCCAACAGCGGCGCTTTCGACCCGGCCAACCCGGACCTGACGGGCAATCTGCGCGACACCGCCGCCGCGAGCTCCTTCGACCAGTCCCTGCATGACGCGATCGAGGACGGGGCGAACGCTCAGGTGATCCTCGGGCGTATCGCCGGGGAGTCGCCGGACCCGGAGCACCGCGCCCTGGCTGCGCAACTGCTCGCCCATGGCGTGAACCCGACCCTCGGCACCGGCAATGCCGATGGACAGACCTTTAATACCGGCCTCGATGCCAGCCAGTACGCCGCCGGGTATATGCCTGGCGCCCATCACGTCGTCCTGTTCGAGGCGAAGGGCGCAGAACGCAACCTGCTGCACGAACTGACCCACGCCGCCACCGCCCGCGCGCTGCGCGGCGGGGGCCGCTTCGCCCTGCAGATGAAGGCACTGTATGCAGACGCGAAACGCAGCGGCAAGCTGTCCGGCATGTACGGCATGGCCAATGTGGACGAGTTCGTGGCCGAGGCGCACAGCAACCCGGCGTTCCAGGCGGCGCTGCGCGACGTCCAGGCCGGGCCGCGCAACCTGTGGGAGCGCTTCGTGGACATCGTGCGCGCGCTGCTCGGCATGTCCCCGGCGCAGCGTGACATGCTGGGCAGCGTCCTGCAGGCAGGACGCGGCCTGATGGCGGAGGACAGCGGGCGCACCGAGGGCGCGGGCATGTACAACAGCCGAAGCGGTACGATCGCCAGCCGGGTCAACCTGCCTTTCAAGGAGTCGACCAAGCGCACGCCGGAACTGACGGAAGCGGCGCACCGCCTGGCGTTGGGCGAAATCGACCGCACCGAGTATGACCGCCTGGTGAACATCTACAAGCCGGTCGAGCCCTACCAGTCGGTGCCGGAACCGGCGACGGACGACCAGATGCGCGCGGCGCTGACCAAGGACAAGGTGCCGAAGCTCAACACAGCATCGGAGACCATCAAGTCCGGCGATCCGGTCGGCATCCGCCTGGATATTCCGGCGTACAAGGATCACGGCGTCTGGGTCGTCTCGGTGCATGAGGGCAAAAAGAGCGGCAAGGGCGGCCCGGCGGGCAAGCCGATCAGCTACCAGAGCACGGCGCATGTCATGAAACCGGACCTGGCGATGGCCGAAAGCGGCGCGCTCAAGATCGCCGCCGGCGCGGCCAAGAATACCCTCGCCACCATCGGCGGGCAGTGGGTGCAGTCCACGCCAGAGCAGGCGGTGGAGAAGGCGCGCCAGGCATTGACGAACCCCGCGTGGGTACAGGTGGGGATCGACCCGGAGCGGCATTCCTACTTCTACGATCGCGTCACCATGGAGCCGGTCGTGTCGGGGTCCGAAGCGATCCAGGTCGGCGGACTGGTACTGGTCAAGGACCCGGTGTACGCGGGCAAGGATGAATTCCTGTTCAACCGGAAGGATGGCGCCGCTCGTGGCGCCGGCAACGTGGGTGCGGCCAGCCAGACCGGGACCAGGGCGTTCCACGACTGGTTCGGGGATAGCAAGGTGGTGGACCAGGATGGGAGCCCACGCGTAACCTACCACGGGACTGGTGTGGATATTACCCAGTTCGACGGTCTGGAACTGCCGGGGTGGTTCACGGAATCCACGGCCCTGGCCGAGAAATACAGCAACCGACCGCTGTACCACGACGAAGACCTGAATAGCGACACGAACCTGGCAAACCCGAACATCGTGCCGGTTTATCTGTCGATTCAGTGGCCGGTGGTGCTCGACTTCGATATGAACCAGCCGATGACGGCGGAAGAGGTATTCGCCGCGGCCGGTCTGCCGGAAAGCAGCCTCCCGAGGTACATGCGTGGTAACGAGCCGGACATGGCATGGTTGACAGTTAATAGCATACAGTTCGCCAACGCAGCACGCGCTGCCGGGTACGACGGTATCAAGGTCCATGAAGAGGGTCACACGACATGGGCGATCTTCAGCCCGGAACAGGCCAAGAGCGCTACCGGCAACAGTGGCGCCTTCGACCCTGTGAATCCGAGCATCATGGGCAACGTCCGCGAATCCGTCGCCACCGCCCTATCCACCACCGCCAACAACATCAAGGCGGTCGAGCTGCCAGCCGGCTACCTGGTGGGCGACCTGCTCGACCGCACCGGCAAGGTGTCGTGGTGGCACAAGACGGTCGGGACGATGGACAACCTCTCGCGCAAGCATCCGGCGTTCCGCGTGGTCTACCAGACCGTGCAGAAGTTCATCGGGGACGTCTCGCGCTACGCAATGGCGGCGGCGGACCAGGCGCCGCGCCTCATGCCCCAGCTGGAAGACCTGCGCGACGTGGTGGGCAAGAACCGCAAGCAGGCAGTGTCCGCCGAGGACACCAAGGCGATCGCCGCGCCGATCTTCGAGGGCACGCTGTCGTGGGCGCGCGACGAGCACGGCAATCCGATCAAGGTCGAAGACCTGGAGGCCAGGGCCAAACGCCTGAGCGTTGACCAGAAGGCACAGGTGCTCCTGCAGAAGGGCGTCATTGACGACCAGCAGTACAAGGCCTGGCGCGCGCTGCCGGCGGATACCCATGATGCCGCAGTCGAGAACCGCTTCGCCGACACGCAGTTGCACGCGGGCGTGGTGTGGAGCGACGACGAGCTGCGCAGCATGTTCCACCTGAACGACGGACAGATCGAGCTGTACCGGGAATTCCGCGCCGCGATCGACCGCAGCATCACCAACCTGACCATTTCTGAAATGGTCAAGATGGGTGGGAAGACCGCCAAGGGGCTGATGGACCGGGCCGTGGAAACGGGTGATCTGGATCGCGCCGCGGCGTTCATGCGGGATCACTACGTCGCCCTGGCGCAGATGCACCCGGACCTGGCAGACCAACACCTGGCAACGGTCAAGCGCATCATGAACCTGGCCGACAAGGGCCAGCGGCTGATCGACCAGGGCTATGCACCGCTGACCCGCTTCGGCAAATACACCGTCTACATGACGGAGGAAGGGGAGGACCCGGCCTTCCTGATGTTCGAGGACGCCGTCGACGCGGCGAAGATGGCGCGCCAGTTGCGCGAGAAGAACCCGAAGGCCTTCGTGCGCCAGGGGACGCTGTCGGAAGAGGAATACAAGCTGTTCGCCGGGGTGTCGCCCGAGACGGTTGAACTGTTCGGGTCGATGCTGGGCCTCGGCGGGGACGCCGACGCATCCGACGCCGCCTACCAGAAATACCTGCAACTGACGAAGGCAAACCGGAGCGCGCTGAAGCGCCTGATCCACCGCAAGGGCATCGCCGGCTATTCGGAGGATGCGGGCCGGGTGCTGGCCAGCTTCCTGTACTCGAATGCGCGCCTGACCTCCAGCAATGCCCATTCGGGCGAGATTGACGAGGCAGTGACCAGCATCCCGAAAGAGCAGGGGCAACTGAAGGACGAGGCGATGCGGCTGCGCCAGCATATCCGCGACCCGCAGGGCGGCGGCACCTTCCTGTCCGGCATGATGTTCGCGCAGTTCCTGGGCGGTTCCGTCGCATCGGCCATGGTCAACCTGACCCAGCCCGTGACGATGACGCTCCCCTACCTGAGCCAGTACGGCGGGTTGGTCAAGGCGGGCAAGCGCCTGAAGTCGGCCATGCTCGAAGCGGCGAAGAAGGAGGTCGATGACGCCGAGCTCGCGCAGGCGATGAAGGAAGGGGAAGCGGTGATCGCGCCGCAGGAAGTCCACTTCATGCAGTCGCAGGCGGCGGGCAAGTCGACGCTGATGGCGGGCGACGGCACCAAGCTGGGCGACGCACGGGCCAAGGCGCACAACGCGATGGCGGCGGTGCGCGTCGGCTGGGGCAAGCTGTTCGCCATGGCCGAGCTGTCGAACCGCAAGATCACCTTTATCGCGGCCTGGCGCACGGCCCGCGAGGAAGGGCTGCCGAATGCGACCGCGTTCGCCATCGACGCCGTGAACCGGACTCAAATGGTGTATAACGCCGGTAACAAGCCTCGCTGGGCACGCAACCCGGTGGGCGGGTTGCTGCTGACGTTCAAGCAGTACAGCGTTGGCTACCTGGAGCTGCTGGCACAGATGGCGTTCGCGGGCAAGCCGGGGTCGCCCGAGCGCAAGGCCGGGCAGCGCGCCGCGCTGTACATGCTGGCGGTGCTGTTCCTGATGGGCGGGGCCGATGGCCTGCCCTTCGAGCAGGACCTGGAGGACGCGGTCGACGGCCTGCTGCAGCGCATGGGCTACAACTTCTCCAGCAAGCGCGCCAAGCAGGCGTTCCTGGCCGATGCGCTGGGCGACGGCGGCGCCGATTTTGTACTGAAAGGTCTGTCGTCCCTGCCAGGCATGCCGGTCGACGTGTCCGGCCGCTTCGGCATGGGCAACCTGATCCCCGGCACCGGGCTGCTGACGAAGAAGGAGAGCTATACGCGCGACCTGGGCGAACTCGCCGGTCCGGCGGGGGATCTGGCCAAGCGCGCCTTTACGGGCGCGGGCAAGGCCTTGGGCGGCGACATCGGCGGCGCGGTGCTGGACGTGATGCCGGTGGCAGTGCGCAACGTGGCGCAGGGCGCGGACATGCTGCGCACCGGCACCTACCGCGATGCGCGCGGCTACCGGGTCAACGACACTACGCCAGCGGAGGGCGTCATGAAGATGGTTGGATTCCAGCCCAACAGCACCGCCAACACCCAGGATGCCAAGGGCCAGGCGCTGAACATGATCGCCCAGAGCCGCCTGCGCTCGCAGGAGATCAGCGAGCATTGGGCGCAGGGCCGGGCCAACCACGACGAGGCGATGGTGGCCGAGGCGCGCGCCTGGCGCGACGACTGGAACGAGAAGAACCCGGAGGCCAAGGTGAAGATCAGCATGCCGGGCGTCATGCACCGCGTGCAGGCCATGCGTCAGGATGCGCTGGCGCGCACGCAGAAGACGGCGGGCAAGGCGCTCAAGCAGGCGGTGCGGCGCGAGCTGGAACAGGTGCGGGAGTAA